CACCATGTACCGCTCGACCTCCGCCGACTCGCACGGGCTCAGCCACGCCGCGTCCGCCACCAGCACGCACAACGCCGCACGCGCCATCCCGCCGCGCACCTCCGCCCGACTCCGATTAAACCGACCCGACTCCGCCTGCTCTCGCTTTGCCATCAAGTCACCCCTTCAGGTAGCCAACCGAACCAGGGAAGCTCCACATGTCCCCCGAACACCTCGACCGGCACTGCTGCCGTACTCTTGCGGATTACGTGCCGCTCCGCCGGCTCTACGCGGCGTAGCATGTAGGCCCTACCTCGGCTCAGGATGTCTTACAATACCGTGCTTTCTGTCACCATTCTGTACGCAAGTCGCCCGAGGCATGGTATTAGGCGAATGACCGAGAACCAGGCGTGCGCATGCCTCGCGCTTATGTGTCAGATGACCGAATATGTGCCAGATACCCGAATGCAGCCCGAGCACCTCGACGCTGGCAGGGCGAGAGGCGGAGGGCCGAGGGCCTCGACGTGCGAGGCAAGGCGCCAGGCCTCGACGCTTGGACGCGAGCCGGGAGCCTGCGATGCGAGACGATGCGTGGAAACGCACACCGAGCGCGCCTCAGCGCGGACGGAAACACCCCAGGGCAGCGCCCGGAAACAACCCCGCGGAGCGGAAAGACCCCCTCGACGGGACTCCCACCCCCCCAAGGGGGCAGGGGGAGCGGTCCTGAAGGCTGGAAACGAAACGGTTCGGAACATCTCGAGGCCTTGGGAGTGGCCGAGACGTCCTCCGCGTGGGTCGGGTCGTGATGCCTTGGGGTGCTGGCGAGCTGTGGGCCCACGGCTCTGACCTTGGGGCGTTCTTCCCCGTCCACGTCGGAGGTCGAACGTCCTGGTGACCACTGTCGGAGCGCCCCGTGACGCGGCGTGTCTCCGTTCTGGGTCTACCAGGCTGTTCTGAAGAGCGTACCGGGACCGACTCCGGTCGAACGGCCCTGCGGTGGACCGTGCAGGAGTCGAACCTGCGTTCTCTCTTCTGGGGTTCACCCTACGTGGGTTTGTGGTTCTCTGGCAAGTGCCCGAAGTGGGTGGTCGAGGGCATCTGGAGGGGGAGGCAGGTTGATACGTCTCGTATCAAGGGGTTGACACAATGTACTGGTGACACGGGGCGACTCAACTTGCTCCCCTAGACCTCTAGGGGAAGGGTTTTTCGTAAGTGGTTAGAAAGAAAGGGAAATGGAAGGGTATCGAGACACCCTTCGAAGGGGGTCCGAAGGGCCTATATACAGATCTCTCTCTTTTAGTCTGTAGATCTTGAAAGAACTAACACTCTTGATCGTCAGGGGATCCGCGCGAGGCGGGGGGTCGGTGCTAGACTCGGCGGCGTCATGGCTGAGGCAACGCACCTGGTGCTGAACGGCAAGCGGCTCGAGACGATGCGGGAGGCTGTCGATGAGGGCGCGCTGGTGCTGCTGGCGGGCTTTGGGCGGGCGGCGGACGTGCGGGTGACGGTGCGGGAGCCGTTGAGCAGCCCTGGGAGTGCGGTGGTGGTCGAACGGGGCGTGGCGGTGCCGCTGACGCGGCCGGGGATGGTCTTCGAGGTGCGGGCGCGTGTCTGACGCCCGTGAGGTGCGCCGGCAGTGGTGGGCGTCGCTGGGGCGGGTGCGGGGCGACCGGCGGCGTCTCCCGAGTGCGCTCGAGCTGCGGGAGTTGACGCTGGACCGGAACGCGGGGACGTTCGTGCTGGGCGCGCTGTTTGGGGGGCTGGTGGCGGCGGTGGGCATCTTGGCGGTGTGGGTACTTGGCTGAGCGCTTGGACGGCGGCGCTCGCGAGGTCCACGGGGCGGGCCTCCCGCGGCGGGTCGGTGGCCGCGGGGACCGGTTCGACAAGGGCTCGGGGGAGACGAAGGCGCTCGAGGCGGCGAAGGCCGGCGACCTGGGCCCGGTGGATGCGCGCAACCCGGAGGGCCTGCGGCCGTACAAGGGCATGGAGCTGTCGGAGTTTCTGGGCATCAAGGCGTTGACCGACCTCGAGCTGGGCGAGAAGGTGCTCGCCATCAAGGTGTACCAGGCCAACGGCATGAAGCTCGGCGCCATCGCCCGGCGGATGGGGGTGCCGATTGGCGTGGTGCGCTCCTGGCTGTCGGTGGCCCGCGAGCGCAAGTTGGCGTTGCCGGCCATCGACCAGGCGCGGCAGTACGTCGAGGACAATCTTGTGGGCCTGGCGGTGGAAGGCCTCGAGGTCCACCTGAAGCAGAAGAACCTCGAGGCGACGCTCGCGACGTTGCGCGGCACGGGCATCTTGCGGAACGCCGATGCGCCGGTGGACGGCCGCTTGCCGACCACGTTGAACGTCCAGATTGTCGATGCGGACGGCGTCATCATCAGCGTCGGTGGCCCGCCACAGAACCTCGAGGGTGTCGTCGGTATCGCGAAGCAGCATCGGCTGGACGTCGCGGTAGACCGAGACGAGCTTGGCTAAGGGCCTGGCCGGCTCTGACGGCACGCTGCAACTTCAGTACAACCGCTTCCAGCATGCGTTCTTCGATGCGCTGACCCAGACACGGGCCGATGGCGGGCCCTCGTTTACACAGTTGGCGTTGTTTGCCGGCCGACGTGGCGGGAAAACCCGCGCCGGCAGCATCGCGGTGCCGAAGCTCATTGCGCGCAAGCCGAAGCAGTTCGGCTGGGTGTGTGCGCCGACGTACGGCGACCTCGAGGACTTCGTCAAGCCGGCCGTGTTCGAGGCCATTCCGAAGGGCTGGATCAAGGACTGGAGCGAGAAGCACCAGACGCTCTACATCGTCGGCGACACGCGCGTCGCCTTTCGGTCGTTGGAAGACCCGAACAAGGCTCGAGGGCCTGGGCTCGACTTCGCGTGGATTGACGAGAGCCGGAAGATCGCGCAGCTCGCCTGGCACACGATGATGCCGGCGCTGGCCGACCGCGACGGCGTGGCGATTCACACGACGACGCCCAACGGCTTCGACTGGTGCTGGAAAGACCTCTGGATTCCGGCGACCGAGGGCGACCCTGGCGTCTGGGCGTGCAAGTACAAAACCCTCGACAACCCGCTGTTGCGGCCTGAGATTGTCGCGGCCTGGCGTCGCCGCATGGACCCCATCTTCGCGCGGCAGGAGTTTGAGGCCGACTTCGTGACGTTCGCCGGCCAGATCTACGGCGATTCGGTGCTCACGACGGACCTCGAGCTGTCGGACATGGCGGTGCGCGACTTCATCCCGGAGTGGCCGCGCGTGCATCACAGCCGCGGCATCATCCTCGGCGTGGACCCTGGCGCGGACCATCCGTTCGCGGTCATCGGCATGGTGCCGACGCCGAAGGGGCTCGTGCAGGTCTTCGAGTACAAGAAGCGCTACCGCACGTTGGGGCAGCACTGGCACGAGATTCAGCAGATTCTGCACGCCTTCAGCCCGGAGCGTCCGCTGCCGGTGCTGTGCCGCGCGATCGACAAATCGCAGCGACAGACGATGCTCGAGTTCGGGCAGATGGGCGAGTTCTTCACGCCGGCCGAAAACGCGGTGGTGGCGGGCATTCAGCGCGTCTCGAGCTGGATGATGCACAAGAAGCTGTATTTCGTCGCCTCGCGGTGTGTGGAGACACTGAAAGACCTTCGCAGCTACCGCTGGAAGGAGAACGAGAACAAGCTCGGGGAGATGCTCACCGAGGCGGTCATCAAGATCAACGACGACCTCCCGGACGCGCTCCGGTACGCGCTCATGACGTGGCCCGAGCTGCCGGAAATGGACATCGTCAGTGACTCAGCCGATACTCCTGACGCCGTCCAGCTTCCGGGGCAGTGGGAGCGGGAACGCCTGGCGCGGGCTCGAGAGTTCGAGGCCGAGGGCGTGTCGGGCAACCTCTCAGACATGCAGGCGATGCTCGGCGGCGGGGACCAGGGCGGCGCCTGGGGTGAGGGCACCGACCTGATGGAGTTCTACCAGTAAGGCAGGGGTGACGCATGGGGATGTTGATGGAAATGCTGCGGTCGCGCAGCGCAGAAAAAGACCTTCAGGACCGGCTCGCCGAGGTGCAGCGCGAGGTGGTCGATGCGCGGCTCGAGCGCAACGATGCGTGGAACGAGCAGCAGCGGCTCCGCACCGATAAGACGGTGCTCACCGAGCAGATGGCGGCGATGGGCCGCTTCGCCGACGAGCAGCGAGCGCTCATCTCGAGCCTCGAGTCCAAGAACGAGCAGCTCTACGACATGCTGGGCGACGCCCGCGACCGCGCCGAGGCGCAGGCCGGGCTGCTCGAGCGTCTCGTCACGGTGGAGCGGCACAACGCGACCTACCAGGCGACGACGCAGTGGGCGGTCGCGCACATCAACGCGATTGCCATCGAGCGCGGGAGTCTCATCGACCGTCTCGACAACCGGCAGGGCACGCACCCGGTGCCGGCCTTCCAGCTCGAGGCGCCCGACGTAACGATGGCGCCGCCGCCGGGCCCGATTGGCATCGACGGCATCGTCGGTGGACGTCCGATTCCCGAGGGTAAGACCGCGGGCGACGTCATCAACGCCTTGCGCCAGAAGCGCGAGCGCGAGGCCGCACAGCGACCCGCCGGTGCCGGCGAGCTACTGCGCGAGGCCGCGGAATTGTTCGAGGAAACCCCCACCGGGGGCGACAGCCAGGAGTCGCAGCCGGCCGACCCGTTCGCTGACATCCCGTAAGGACTCGACCGCATGGCAACTCCGGTGATCCCGCCGTCCAACTCGCCCGAGCCTCCTGGGCTCGCCGAGTTCTCGCAGCAACTGTTCGCGGCGCCTGGGGAGAACATCCCCGAGCGCAAAATCAGTCCGTACGAGGACGACGCGGCGATCAAGACGTTCATCGACGCCTACGAGCGCGAGGCCGTCTCTGGGCGGACCCAGCACGAGGACACCTGGACGAAGAATCTCTACTACCGCGCCGGCCGGCAGTGGATCACGAAGGAGGCCCGCGGCGGGTATCGCGACAAGCGGCTCGCGAAGTGGGTGCCCAAGCCGGTCACGAACAAGGTGAGCGAGGTCTACGACGCCATCAACAGCGTCTTTGCCACCGTGGACCTGTCGGGTATTGCGAGCGCCAACGGCACCCGCGAGCAGGACATGGTCACGGCCGAACTCGTGAATCTGCTCGAGGAGCCCATCAAGCGGGAGCACGACAGCCGCCGCATGTGGATGCGCGCGAACTTCTGGCACATCATCACCGGCAACGTCATCCTGCATCCCTGGTGGGATCCCGACTCGCGGCACGGTGTGGTGCTCATCCCGCACGAGAAGTGCTCGCTCTGCCAGAACGTCTTCGCGCCGAGCGCCATCATCGACGCCGGCCAGAAATGCCCAAGCTGCGGCTCGATGATGTTCGAGCCCGCCGTGGACCAGCAGGGCAACCCGGTGCAGAGCCGGATGTCGCAGGGCAAAGGCGCGACCGACATCATCTCGCCGTTCGAGTTCTTCTGCCCGGACTCGTACACCTCGCTCGATGACGCGCCAGGGTGCATTCGTAAGCGCTGGCGCACGTCCTGGTACTACCAGCGCGTGCTCGGCAAGGCGTGGCTGGACGAGCACCAGGTCGCGTTCGAGAAAACGCCCTCCGACAGCTCGATTCAGACGCTCCGCCGGCTGGCGACGCTGACCGACAACAACCACGGCAACCTGAGCGACCACGGCGACGGCGCCGGCACGCTGACCGATGGCACCGTGGAGTCGGAGTTCTGGTTCAAGCCCTGCGACCCGTACGAGAACGGCCTCTGGGTCCGCTACGTCGGCAACGGCGGCAACATCACGATGCTGACCGAGCCCTCGGCGGCGACCCGGAAGCTCCCGTACGCGACGCTGCACGGCGACCCGCTGTGGCCCTTCGTGCACATGGTCTACGAGCGCGTCGAAGGCCGGCTGTGGGGCGCCTCGCCCATCGACCTGGTGACGCAGAAGAACGACCAAATCAACCAACTCGATTCGCTGATGCAGCTCATGGCGCTGCGGATGTCGAACCCGGTGTGGATTGAGCCTCGAGGCGCCGACACGAAGCGCAAGACCGGCGAGCCCGGTCTGACGCTCGTGTACAACCCGGTCGCCGGCAGCGGGCAGAACCCGAAACCGGAGCGCATCGAGGGCGCGCAGATTCCCTCGAGCCTGGTCAACTTCCGCCAGCAGCTCATCGCCGACATCGAGGCGCTCACCGGCACCTACGACGTCATCAAGGGCAGCAAGCCCACGGGCATCGAGGCCTTCAGCGCGTTGCAGCTCCTGGTCGAGCGCTCGCAGTCACGCTTCACGCCGGTGCTGATGGAGCGCGGCGACTCGTACTCGCGCCTGTTCGCGATCTGGATCGAACTCGAGCGCGTGTACGGCCCGGTCGAACGCTGGGAGTCGGTCGCGGGCCCGGACGGCGAGCGCGCGTTGCAACTGTTCCGCGCCGCGGACCTGTCGGGCAACGTGACGTTCACGGTCGAAGACGGCTCACAGGTGCCGAAGACCAACCTGGGCCAGCGCGCCGCGGTCGAGCAGCTCGCGAAGCTCGGCGTCATCAACCCGCAGATGCCGGAAACGGCGTACGTCATCCTCCAGACGTTCGGCCAGCAGAAGCTGATGCCGGCGCTGGACGCGCATGTGCGTCGCGCTCGCGCCGAGCAGACCGAGTGGGAGGCCTGGGCGAAGAACGTGCAGTTCATGCCGTCCGTGGACGAGATGGGCCAGCCGCTGCCGATGATTGACCCGGCGACGCAGCAGCCCGCCGTGGATCCGGCGACGGGCCAGGCGATACCGATGCCGCCACAGCCGACGCTCCCGATGCCGGGCACGCGAGCGATCGAGCACGACGACATGGTGCATTCGACCGAGCACAAGAAGTGGGCGAACGGCGACCGCGTGCAGAAGATGATTCGCGAGAAGCCGCCGCTGCGCCAGGCGCTCGATATGTTCATCGGGCAGCACGATATGGCGATGGCGCAAGCCGCCGCGCAGCAGGCCGCAGCGGAGGGCGGAGGGCCAGGAACCTCTGACCTCGGGCACAGTAACCGTGAGGGCGGCGCGGCCGACGAACCCTCCGGGAACGGGCAGGGAGCACAGGGCCACGGGCCCGAGTAGCTCGATGCCTCAACATTGACAGCCGGGGGGTGTCGCTCCACCATCCTCTCGGCTCTGCCATTACGGAAGCTCAACACAACATGGAATTTCCAGACTTCGACGTTCCGACGAGCGTACCGGCCACGCCTCCGTCCGCGCCAGCTCCACCGAGCGCGACGGCGGCAGGCAACGAGCCCGCGTCACCCGCGGCCCCCGCACCGCCACCGGCTGCGGTCGAAACCTTCCCGTCAGACCCGCTGTTTGCCCCGTTCACGAGCCCCGTCGCGGCGCCCACCGAGGCCGCTACACCCGCGGCGCCCGGTGCGCCCGCGGTTCCTCCTGTCGCCGAGCCACAGCTCACGCCACAGGAAGTGCTTCAGGCGCAGCAGACACAGCTCCTCGCCACCATCGCGCGTCAGCTCCACGAGCAGCGCACGCCCGCCGCCGCTGCACCAGCCGCGCCCGCGGCGCCGCAGCGCGACCCGAAGGACGTACTCCTCGAGCAGCAGCTCATTGCGCGCGTGCCGGCCCTGGGCGTGCTCATCGAGTTGATGCAGAACCCGGAAAACGCCGCGGCGCTCCAGACCATCTTGCAGGCCGCGCCGCAGCACGCCGAGACGGTGAAGGCCTTCTACGAGGGCTACGCCGAGCAGACCATCGACACGCTGAAGGGCTTCTACGCCGACGCCTACGGGCTCGAGGCGAAGGACGTCACGCGCGCTGACGAGGACATGCTCAGCGACCAGTTCCAGCTCTGGGCCGGACGCCCGGAGAATCGCAAGGCCCTCGAGCGCTACGAGGCCGGCGACATCCGCGTCGTCAACGACTTCGCGAACTACTTCCGCTCACGCTTCGTGGCCCCGGCGCGTCGCCAGGGCCAGGCCGCAGTCGCAACTCGCGCCGCCAGTGTGTCAGCGCTTCCGCGTGGGGGTGGCAGCACCATTCCCTCGCCGCAGCAGTCAGCGCCGGTCGTCCAACAGCCAGGGGCTGAACGGGACGTCTTCGGCGAAGCGTGGGGCGAGCTGAATCGCCTCCGTTCGGCGGGCTAGTCCGCCTTTTCCGTTCAAACAGGAGCGAGCAGCATGCCCGGAGCCGATACCCAGAATCTTGCAGGCCTCTACAAGACGAAGTTCGAACCCTTCGTCGCGGAGATGACCAACAAGAAGTACCCGCTGACCGACCTCTTCAAGTTCGAAAAGGCCGAGTTCGCGGGGTCCGACGTCACGTACAACGCGCACACGACCCGCAACATCTCGCCGATGTGGGTGGGCGAAGATGGCGCGTTCGCCGACGCCGGCCAGCAGGGGTCGGTCAAGGTGAGCATCGGGCAGCGCAAGCTGATGGCGCGCGTCCGCATGACCACCGAGGTCATGGAAGACACGATGAAGAGCGAGGGCGCCTTCCGCTCCGCTCGCCGCGACGAGATGACGCGGATCATCGACGACATCGCGCGCATGGAGGAGTATTCCTTCACCAGCGACGGCCGCGGGATCCTCGCGCTCATCGACGACGCCACGCCCTCGGGCGCCGCCGCGATGACCGTCGATGCGCCTGGTGGCATCACGGGCGACGACTTCGGCAATCGCTTCTTCCTCCCCGGCATCATCGTCGGCGCGGTCGATCCGAGCACCAACATCCTCCGGGCGGGCGTTCGCAAGGTGGCCTCGCTCTCGAGCGACGGCACCACGATCACGTTCACCACGGCGCCGCCGGCAACCTGGGCCGACAACGACTTCCTGGTCCAAGCCGCCAACACCTCGGTGACGGACATCCTCGACACGTCGTTCGAGCATGCCGCGTACGGCCTTCAGGCCCTCATCGACGACGGCACCTACCGAGCGAACTACTTCGGTGTGGACCGCGCGAGCTACACGCAGTACCAGGGCTACGTCAAGGCCTCGACCGGCACCCTCTCGGAAGACCTCTTCCAGCAGGTCGCCGACGTCGTGGACCAGCGCCTCGGTGGCGTCATCGACCGGATGACCGCGCACCACAGCGTGCGTCGCCTGGTGATCCAGATCACGCATCCGGATCGCCGGTACAGCGGCAGCAACCTGATGAAGCCCGACGCCGGCACCTCGAGCTTCACGATGGGCGACATCCCGTTCGGCGGAGTGCCGGTCAAGGCCATCCGCACGCACGCGCTGGCGACCCTGTTCGGTTTCGACACGAAGGGCGTCGATGGCGTCCGCTACGTGAGCGACGCCGGCTCGTGGTTCGACACGGACGGCAACGTCTTCACGCGCGTCGGCTCGGGCACGAGCGCCCGCGACGCCGTGGAAGCCTGGTATCGCAAGCGCTACCAGAACCACTTCCGTAACCCGTCGAAGGGCTTCCGCCTCGATGGGATCACGGGCCAGTCCCTCATCGTCGTCCGCGAGGCCGGCTCCTAAGCCGACCGTCGCGCTGCATCACGAAGGCCCGCCCGCTTCGCCCGCAGAGGGTGGGCGGGCCTTCGCATATCCACCGCTCATTCCAGGGAGCACCGATGTCCTTCGCTCGCAACATCAAGATCGTCCACGTCCTCAACCGCACCACGAAGCCCATCGAATGCACCTGGGACGGCTTCCCCTACGTCATCCCGCCCGGCTTCACCGAGACGGTCATCGAAGTGGAGCGCCCAAAGGTCAACGCCAAGGGCAACCCGATCATCGACAACGAGACGAAGGAGGCGGTCCTCGAGACGGTCACGGAACGCCGCATCGTCGGCGCCGGACGTCACGGCGACGTGTTCCTCTACCCGATGCCCTACTTCGCCGCGGAAGCGGCCATGCGGCAGAACCCGAAGATGGGCACGCTGAATCACCTCAACCCGAACGACTTCGAGCCGCTCGTCTGCGTGCCTGAGTGGGGACACCCCATCGAGCACACCGAGCAGGACCTCGACGCCGTCGAACTCGTCTCGCGCAAGGACATGGACCCCGAGCGCCAGAACGTGAAGCACCAGTACGTGCCGGGCACGCGCCGCTCGCCGCAGAAGAACCGCTACGCGATGTACGGCGGTCGCCAGAGCCTCGGCCACAACAACCCGTTCGGCTTGCAGGGCGACGACATGGGCGGCAGCGCGACGTTCGGCAACGCCTGATGCAGACCCTCAACAGCCAGGTGGTGCGGCGCAACTACCTCCGCACCTCCAACCCGTTCAACTTGCAGGAACCGCCCGCATCGTTCCTCGAGAGCCTCGCGGCGCTCGACAGCGAGCTGGTCATCTTCCCGAGCATCAGTGAGCCGTGTTATCGCCTCTGCCGGCGGACACGGCAGCGCGACATCTGGAAGGTGATCAAGAGCTTCCCGGACACCGAGATCCTGGTCGCGCACCGGCTCGCGCCGTGGAAGAGCGTGCTCCCGACCTCGCTCGACATGGCCTGGGCGCGCGTGCTGCTCGAGATTCCCGAGTACGACCAGTGGAAGTTCAAGAACTCCGACGCCGTCGCCGACCACCTCGATGAGCGCGAGGCCAACGACGAGCGCCGCACCGACCGGGAGATTCGCGACGGCGCCGACCAGCTCGCCGGGCACGGCTACCGCGTCATCAAGAAGCAGGGCGGCTCGACCGTCCACATGAACGAAGTGCGGGGCGCCTCCCCCCGGCCAACGGGCACCTACGGTGCGCTGAGTGCGAAGCGAGGCGGTTCGGCTGTCTTCACAGGGAGCCGGTAGGCAGTATCCACGAACAAAATCCGCACCCCCGCGACGAGCGAATGGGCGGAAGGAGAACACCTCATGGCCTTGACCGTCGAAGCAGCCAACCTGGTGCGGCAGCGCACCTTCGCAGACCTCAAGGGTCGTCACATCGCCCAGCAGCTCAAGGCGATGTGGGACCACATCAACGTCCTCAACAACCCGGACCTGCAATTCGTCGCCATCAGTGGCCTCGAGACGGCCGACAAGGTCGTCGCCGACGTCGCGTGCAAGCTGTACGGCCTGTACCTGAAGAAGCCGGCCGCGAGCACCGTCAGCTCGTGGGGCAAGGGCAGCGACCACGCCACGGTGGCGGCGGCTGCGGCCGACGTCGCTGTGATTCTCGTGGGCACCGGCGGCGGCGGGCAGGAAGTGCTCATGTCGTTCCCGAACGGCCTGAAGCTCGCGACCGGCCTCACGGTCGGCGCGCACACCTCCGTCAACGGCAACAGCAAGAGCCTGGTAGCCGATGCGCCGGTCGGCTGGGCCATCGTCGGCGCCGCCTAAACGCACTGCCCCGCGTGGCCCTGGAAACGCGCGGGATCGGGTGACAAGGCGCCGAGGGAGTTGGCTTCACCCTCGGCGCCGAACTCACCACGGTAGTAGGGACCGTCAACGCCGAAAGGGCACCCCATGATTCGTTCGCGCAACATCAAGACTGACGCGACCTTCGCGCAGGAAACCGTCACCCTCTCCATCCTCGCGGGCGCCTCGCTCACCGCCGTCAAGATCGACGGCTGGCGCGCACCCTACGCCGGCAAGATCGTCTCGGCCCACATCTACGCCGCGGTCGTCACCGACGCCGACGACAGTGCCAGGGTGGACCTCTTCAAAGGCGCCTCGAGCGTCCTCGCCGCCTCGGTGGATCCCGTCACCAGCGACACCGTCACGGCGCTGACCCCGACCACGTCCACATTCGCCGCGGGCGACGTGCTGAAGTCTGTCGTCACGACGGGTGCTGGCGACGCGCTGTCGGGCTCGCTCGTGCTCGTGGTGCGTCCACTACTCGGCGCTGAGGCGCTGTAATGGCGAACTCGGTCAAGGCTCGCGAGCAGCGCCGCATGTTCACGGACGTGTCGGTCAGCTATAACCTGCTGGCCGTAACTGACCCTGACCGCACGCCGCTCATCCCAGTGCCGTTGAATGCGAAAAAAACGGTCTACATCCAGCGCATCGCCGTGCACGTCTCGACGGTGGCCGCGCAGGCGATCACCTTCGCCTCGAGCGCAACGGCCGCGGTTGTCGGCGTGCTTGGCGCGAGCGCACCCCTGGGCATGAACGTCCTGCTCGACTCCGAAGAGGGCATCGCGCTCCCGGCGGGCGAAGGCCTCAACGTCAGCGGCACCGCGGGTGTCGCCGGCAACGTCGTCGTGGAGGGCTACGAGCGCCTCAGCCCGGGCGCCGTGCTCGTCCCATCCCAACTCTGACCGGAGAGCCACAGCACATGCGCGCACGCACCGCCTGTATCGTCACCTTCATCATCGCGGCCATGGTCGCGGCCAACTTGGGCGCGCAGACCAACACGCGCACCACCGCGGGCGCTGTCCAGCTCGGCTCGGGCGACAACCGCGCGGTCGAGTTGATCGTGGATGGCAAGCCCTACTTCGTGCTGAAGACGGACGGCACGCTCGAGGGCGTCAACGGCGGAAGCATCACCGGCGCGGTCGGGGCGACCGCCGATGTGTCGTTTCTGGCGAGCAACTTCTACCTAACCGGCGGCGACAAGACGTGGACGGTCGAGTCGGGCGACGTGATCTCGCATCACTACGCGAGCATCGGCAAGGTACGGTGGTACTCGCTGGACCTGGTGACCAGCGACATCAGCGCGTCGGGGACGACGGGCAACGTGCTGAACATCGTCTTGCCCTTCACGGCCAAAAAGCGGGTCGCGGTCCCAGCGGTCATCTCCAACAACAACGTCTGGACCTCCGATGCCCGGTGTCTGCTGCCGGCGGCGAGTAGCGTGCTGGGCTGCGTGTTGAACAGCGCGGCCAACTTCACCGCCGGCACGGGGACGCACGGCCTCCGGTTGCAGTTCTGGGCCGAAGTGCCGTAAATGGCGACGACCCTCCAGACCATCCTCAACATGACGCGGGACGCCTTGAACGAGGCCGTTCCGCGTTTCTGGTCGGACGCCGAGCTGCTCCGGTACATGAATCGCGGCATTCGCGATGCGTGGCGCCAGATCAGCATGACCAACCAGGAGTACCAGTTCGAGCTGTCGGTCGCGGCCTCGCTCGCGGCCAACGGCACGACGATTACTGGCGTCCCTGACAACCTGTCCGTGCTCTTCCAGATCGAGCCCACGGACATGGTCGCGCACCCCATCACCTTCATCGGCAAGCCGTGGACGCATGCCGAGTTCCAGAACGCGCGCCGCATCACCGAGGCGCAAGACCCCTCGCAGCCGGGCACCATCTTCTATGTGCTCACGGGTGCGGGCGCGCCGGTTGCCGCGCCGACGATTCGCGTGGCGCCCACGGTCAGCGCGGCCATCCCGTTGTCCATCTCGTTCCGCCCGACCATCGGCGCGGAGCTAACGGCGACGGGCGTCGTGCCGCTGCCCGGCGAGCTGGACCAGGCGCTCGTGTTCTGGACGTCCGCGCATGCCCTCGGCCGGCAGCGTGGCAGCGCCGAGCCCGACACGACGCGGCTGAACCTGTTCCAGCGCGAGATGGACGTCATCCTCGCCGCCATCACGCCTCGAGACGAGCAGGAGGACAACGTCGTCACGGCCATGTTCGAGGAGCGCTGGTGAGCAAGGAGAAGCGATTCGACCTGGGCGCAAAGGGCGTCAACGTCGTGGCCTCGCCGCTGCACCTCGAGGACGGCTCCCTGGTGCTCGGCCAGAACGTGATGAAGAACGTGCTCGGCGAGGCCGGCGGCATCGCGAAGCGCTACGGCCAGGAGCTGCTCAAGGACACCGGCGCCGCGGCAGTGCTCATGCTGATGAACGTGGCGCTACGGCCGGCGCCCTCCACCAACCCCACCACGGGCGACCCAATCGTCCCCGGAGCTGCCATGTACTGCAAGGCCTTCAAGAGCGCGAACGAAGCGACCGTCACGGCGGTTATGGAGACGGTGACGTTCGACTCGGAGGACTTCGACATCGGCGGCTTCCACGACACCGCGGTCAACCCGGAGCGCTTCACCGTGCCGGCCGGCGGCGACGGCATCTACCTGTTCGTCGCGACGTGCTCGTGGGGAGGCCGCGCCGCGGTCGGTGGGCGCACTGCGGCCCACGTCTTCAAGAACGGCATCGTGACCCGCGTCGGCATCGCCGAGGAGACGCCCGATGCGGCGGTCGGCGACGCCAACCTGGGCACGACGTACTCGGCGGTCGGCTTCATCAACATGGTCGCGGGCGACTACCTGGTGATGCGCGTCATGCAGAACAGCGGCGGCGCGCTGAACCTGCTCGGCGCCAGCACCGACCTCACGTCGTTCGGCATGGTCCGCCTCTTCGCGCTCTGAGGCCTCGATGCCCTCCTACGGACTGGTGCAGGCCAACGGCGCGCTCTACCGGGTGGACCCGGACGGCACGCAGACGACCATCTCGCTCCCGCCAGGCGTGACTGTCTCGACGTTCCTGCCGGTGCGCGGGACCATCCTCAATCGGCGCCTGGTGCTGGTCAACGGCGTCAACCCGAACATCCAGATCGATGCCAACGTGATTCCCCGCCTATTGCAGCCGCGGCGCCCGAACGCGGCGCCAGGTGTGGCCTCGGGCGGCGCAGGGAGTCTCACGGGCGCCTACTACTGGAAGTTCACGCACGCCATCATGGAAGGCGACGTCGTCATCGCCGAGAGCGACCTGAGTCCGGTGAGCGCGGAGCTGACGCTCTCGAGCAACCAGGCGTCGCTCACGCTGCTCACGGCCAGCCCGGACACCGGCGTCAACGCGCGCCGCATCTACCGCACGGCCTCGGGCGGCGGCTCGGCGTTCTACCTGGTGGCGACGATTCCCGACAACGGGACCACCGCCTACACCGACAACAACACCGACGAGGCCCTCGCCCTGTTTCCAGCCGAGGAGTCGCTCGGACCCGCGTTCGGCTCGACCGCGGCCTCGAGGTTCACGCGCATCACGACGTGGAAAGACCGGCTGTGGGCCGTCTCGGACCTGTACCCCGATCGCGTCCACTTCAGCGGCAACCGCGTCCAGTACGGCTGGAACGAGGACTACTACCTGGTGGCCGGCGGCGAGGGCACGGACTTCGTCGGCGTGACCGCGCTCGCGCCGCGCAAGAACGAGCTGTTCATCGGCAAGCGGCGCAGCCTGCACAAGATCACCGGCGACGGCCCGGACGACTTTGGGCTGACCGACATTCCGAGCACGGTCGGCGTGTGGGCGCCCGACTCCTGTGTGACCATCCGCGGCGACGTCTACTTCCTTGCGGAAGACGGCGTCTACCGCTGGGACGGCCGACTCGTCAACATGAGCGCTGAGCGCGTCCATACGTGGCTCAACGAGGCCGCAGCCGCGAACGGTGGCGTCTTCAACCTCTCGCTCGCCGAGCGCGCCTTCGCGCACTGGAACCAGAAGCTCGACACCTACGAGCTGTACCTGCCGAGCACGGACTCGCTCGTGTTCGACCGCTGGCTCTCGCTCGACCTCCAGACCGGCGAGTGGCTGGGCCCGCACCGCACTGAGGCCTTCGTGCCGACGTGCGCGGGCGTACTGGACGACACGACCGGGCGGTCGCGTCCGGCGGTCGGCAGCAGCCTCGGCGGCGTGTGGCTGAAGAACCGCGCGACCTTCAATGACGGCTCGAGCCCGGTCGCGTTCATCGCCGAGACCAACCCGATGTGCCAGGCCGAGCCCGACATCGAGAAGTATTGGGGCGAGCTGGAAGTGCACGCGCAGGCCGAGGCCGCGGGGACGCTCACCATCAAGGCCAAGGTCGGCGACCTCGACGCGCCGCAGGGCACGGTGGCGGTCGTCTCGATGTCGCGCGTCGGAGCCATTGTAACGGTCCAGACCAACGGCCAGCACCACTTCGGCACCGGCCAGGCCATCACCATTGCCGGCGCGGTCGAGGCGGACTACAACGGCATCTGGGAAATCGTCCGCACCTCGAGCACCGCGTTCACGTTCAACATCGGCGCGCTGGTGCCGGCGACCCCTGCCAACGGCACCATCACCGCGCTCCTGCCGATTCGCGGCGACATCTCGTCCGCGCTGACCGCTGACCGCCAACGCAACGGCCGGCTCGGCATCGGCCGCTTCTGCCAGCTCACGTTCGAGAACAACGAGGCGGACCAGCGCGTCGAGCTGCGCGGCTTCGCCATCGACACGGTCGAACACCTGGGGAGGCGCTGATGGCCGGCAAGGCGAAGTTCCACACCATCGACCGCGAGGGCCAGGAAGCCGACATCGACGAACTGTTCGACGACCTCTACAAGCGCCTGCTGATCATCGAGAACTACCTCACCACGAAGGGCGACATCCTGGTCTACGGCGCGCAGGGCCTTCAGCGGCTCCCGGTCGGCGCCGCCGGCCAAGTGCTCACCGTGGACGCCGCGACGACCGCGGGTGTCAAATGGGCGGCACCCGCAGCCGGGGGCACCGGCAACGGCGCGCTGCGGTATTGGCTCAATGGGCAACCATGGGGAGTGATCTGATGCAGGCCGTCCTCAACCCGCAGACCTTCGCCGACCTCTGCCATGCCCGCGCGGGCCTGGAAGCGGCGACGGACGCCCTGTCCCGCGCGAAGACCCTGTTTGGCCTCTGCGAGCACCGGTATCACGAGCTGGCCGTGTCGGCCGGCTTCGACCCGACCCGTGGCCTGATGCTGGTCCCTGAGACGCGCATGGTGTGCGACGGCTTGCCTCCATCCGGGGCACGGCCGTAAATCGACGGGACACGAAAGGACTGAGATGGCGAACCTCCACGCCCGCGCGGACGGGGACTGGACGGCCGCGGCGACCTGGGGCCTCTGTGACGCCACTGCCCTGCTCGACGCGCAAAACGCCAACACGGTCCTGACCACGGCGTTTGTCTCCTCGGCCGCGTTCACGCCGGGGGCCATTGTCCTCGACGGGATCGCGGTCAAGGTGGCCTCGCGCGCCTCGTCCCCAAGCGGCACGATGTCAGTGCGCCTCGCGAACGCGGGCGTCGCTGTGGCTGGAACGACGGTGACGATCAACGTCGCCGACATCCCCAACAACCTCCAATCGCCGACGAACACGTTCTCGGGATGCAGCCTGGGATGGGTCTTCTTCCAGTTCACGAGTGCGGTCACGCTCGTGGCGGCGACCGCCTACACGTTGCAGGCCACCACCTCTGTCGCGACGCAGGTAAATCTGTTCCGCGACGGCACGGGCGCAAACTGGTCACGCCTCCTTCGCACCACGACGACCGGTGCGCCCGCCGCCGGCGACTCCATGTTCATTGGCGGCCAGTGGACCGCCGCGGGCACGAAGACCGATCGCGTCGTCACGTACAACGGGACCGCCTCGACCGACTACGGGGGCGCAAGCCTGATTCTCGCCAGCCTCGGCGTGAGCAAGGGCGGCACGTTGACGCTCCAGACGACCGCCTCCACCAACTACGTCCTGCGCCTCTCTGGTGTCATGCAAGTGTGGCAAGAGGGCCTGCTGTCGCTGGGGACCAGTGGCGCCCGCCTACCGGCGTCCAGCACGTTCTTGCTGGAGTTCGACTGCGCCCTTGATGCCGACTTCGGCTACTGCTGGTACTCCACGGTCAATATCTACGGCAGCGACCCTTGGGCGACAGGCGTCGTCTCCACGCGCCTCACGGCCGACGCCGCCATCGCGGCCACGGGCCTCACGGTCGCCGACACGACCGGATGGAAGTCCGGCAACGCAATCGCCATCGCGCCCACGCAGCGCAACGCCGTGCAGGGTGAGACTCGCGATCTCAATGCGGACGCCGCGGGAACCAGCCTCGCCTTCGCCTCGGGCCTTAGCAATCTACACGTGGGCAGCGCGGCCTTCGAGACGCAGGCCGACGTGATCAATCTCTCGCGCCTTGTCACGATCCGCAACGTGACCGCCACGGCGTCCACCTACGGCTACCTGCGCGGCGCCACGATCACTGCTGAGTGGGCAACCTTCCGCTACCACGGCTTCAATGGGCGCGTGGGGTTCGACGTTGGCCTCGCGTCGGTGCTGTCGTTCTCGCGATGCGCGTTCGTCGATTGCGAGGACGACGTGTTCGCGCCGGTCTTCTTGGGGGCGTCCACCCTTACCTTTGCGTCCTGTGTCGCTTGGAACTGGGGCGGGACATCGGCGGGGGCCTTCATCTCCAACGCTGGCGCCACCACCAACACGCTCGCGCTGACCGACTGCGTGTTGATTGGCCGGAACAACGCGGCGGGTTCGATCACGCTCCAAAGTGGCGGGGCACTCACCCTTACGCGGACCCGCATCTCGGGGTGCGGCCTCGGCCTATTCCTCGGAGGCCCGCTGGCGGCGCTGGAGATCACCGACTGTGAGTTCTACTCACACGGCACTGGAGCGGCGACCGCGCTCTTTCTGTCGCAGGACCACGTAGATGCGCGCGTGGTGAGGTCGAAGTTCTGGCGCAATGGCAATGAGGGCGCCATTGTCGTGAACAGTTACGACGTGCTTTTCGAGGACTGCGAATTCTACGGCAACGCCGGCGCCGGGATGCTGGTCGATGACTCCTACGTGCGCATCCACGGCGGCGTGTTCGCGTCGGAAACCGGATTCACGACGTCGGCCAACCTCAACCTCACAGCCGGCGAGGACGACGCGACGCGGGTGGTGGTCCACGGGGTGGAGTTCTCCCAGGTCACCGGCAACCGCATCGCGGCCACCGTGGACGTGAACCCGTCCATCACCACCAAGCGGCAGCACGTGCTCGTGTCCGGCTGCCTCTTTGGCGCGGCCACCGAGATCGCGACGACGGCGCTTGAGGCGGGATCGACGTTGGCGATTCAGCGGCGAGACGACGTGACGGCAGTGAATACCTTCCGGCACTTCGGCTACGGGCAGACCACGCTCGAAACGTCCACCGTGGGCGCCGCCAGCCCCTCGATCAAGATGACGCCGGAGCACGCGCGGCGCCGGTGCGAGTCACAGCGCATGGGCACGGCGGTGCCGAGCGGGCAGGTCTGCACCTTCAGTGTGAGTGTCCAGAAGAACGCCGCGTACACCGGCGCCGCGCCACGACTGGTGCTGAAAGCCAACGGGGCGGCGGGCATCGACAAGGACGTAGTGCTCGACACGCTGAGCGTCGGCGCGGATACCTGGGAAGTGCTGACGGGTGCGTCGGCGGCGGTCCAGGAGGATGCGGTCCTTGAGGTCGTCGTCGACTGCACCGGGACGGCCGGCGCTGTGTTTGTCGACGACTTCGCGGCGGTGTCGGCCTAACACAGCCGGTGTGGTACTTTCAACACGAAACGAGGGCCCATTGCCTATCTCCCTGTTCCTGATCCTGCTCCTGCTCTCTGGTGGTTTCGCGATTGGCGGGCTGGCGTTTCCGGCGCGTTCGACCGTGTTCTACGGCGTCGCGTTGCTCCTCCTGGTCGTCGCGTTCCTGGTGGGGAGGTCGTAGCCATGCCCGTCAGCAACAACGCCGGCAAGTTCATCCCGCGCATGGGCCGGCCCGCGCCGACTCCGGCGACGCCGGGGACCAACACCAGCACGCCGTTCGCGGCGCCCGCGCCGACCAATGGCGGGTACAACCCCGGCGTCGGGACGCCGGGCGCCTTCGGCCTGACGCCCGGCCAGGCGCCGATCCCCGGCGTGGCGCCCAATGGCACGACCTGGGGCGTGGACCCGACCGGCAACGCGACGCCCTACTCGCCGACGCAGAACAGCTTCGGTGGCGGCACGACGTGGAACGCAGGGTCGCCGACCAACCTCAACGACCTCGCCATGCAGAACATGATGAAGCTGCTCGGCATGATGAAGGGCTTCGGGACGATGGGCGGACCCGCGGACCCGCTCGCCCGCGAGGTGCCAGGCGCGGCGCCTCCGCGCGAAGTGCCGAGCACGATGGCTGACCGCGAGCCGGCCGAGGCCGCAGCGTTCGGTCGCGCCAAGGACCGCATCGGCAAGATTGGCGGCGCCGCGCTCTCGACCCTGAAGGACCGCAGCACCGCGGGCGGACGCGCCGGCTCGGGCCTCGAGGCCAAGGACACGCGCGAGCTGGTGGCGAACACGGCCTCTGGCCTCGGCGACGTTGTCCGCGACCAGGCCATCGACCGCCTCGACCGCCACGACCAGATTGACGACCGCAACCTCGGCGCCGGCATCACGCAGCGCAGCCAGGACCTCGGCACGCGCTCGGGCGACCTCTCGAGCCAGGTGCAGCAGCGCGGGCAGGACTACAACGCGCTCCTGAACCCGTACCAGAACCCGCTGATGTCGATGGTGCCGAGCCTGTTCGGCATGTTCCAGCCGAGGTACTGATGAATCGCAACTTCTTCCCCGACTCGGCGACGCCCTTCGAGCCGCGCAAGAGCGCGGCGACGAAGCAGCAGGACCTCGTCAATCGCGGCGCGAACCGCGCGCTGTCCAGCCTGCGGACGTTCGGCGCCGGCCCGCGGGCAGGGCAGGAGTCCTCGCCCACGGACAAGCGCAACCAGGCCGCGCTGATGGCGCTGCGCGAGCGCGCGAAGACCACGGGCATGAAGCCCTACGCGCCAGAGTCACTGCTCATCAACGCGGAGTTACAGGAAGAGGAAGAGCGCCAGGCGCTCGCGCAGGCCTCCGGTGACATCAAGGCGCAGGCCATGCGGAAAGTGGGCACCCTCGAGGCCCACAACCCGTACGGCGACTTCGACAACACGACAGCGCTGGACATGCACAGCGCGTCGGCCCTCGCGAACAACATGAGCCTCGGTAAACCGACGCCAATGCAGCAGGGCGGCGGGTACGGCTCCCGCGGCACGTCGCTGTCCGGCCAGGGCGTCCGTCAGCTCGCGGGCTCCCTCGGCCAGCAGCAGTACGGGCAGCACCAGGCGTACCAGAAGCAGATGCAGGCCGCGGACGGCGAGGCCCAGCAGATTCGCGAACAGCAGCACATGCAGACCGAGGGCGACGCATGGCTCCTCGAGCAGCGCCGCAAAGCGCAAGCCGCGCAGCAGCAGCCGATGCCCGCGCCGGCCGCGCAGCCTCCAGCCCTCACCGCACTCGCCGGCCGACGATGACGCGGCGACGGCCCGGTTTCACGCTCCCCGGCAATGCCTCCGCTGCGGGGCGTGCCGGGCATGCGTCGGGTGCGTCGCGTCAGTGGACCCCAGAAGAAGCGCGCAAGCAGGCCAGCCGCGGCGCGGCATCTCGTTGGAAGGAGAAAACCGATGTTCGCAGGGACGATCCCAACCGCAACCGGAAATAGCCGCATCGCCGCGCTGAACGCGCGCAAGAAACCCACCATCAACGTGGACGAGCAGGGCATCGCGGTCGAGGCCGGCGGAGGTGTCACGCCGATGCTCACCAACCGCGTGCAGAGCCTGAGCGACGCTGGACTGGCCGGCGTGCAGCAGCGCGGCTTCACCAGCGGACGAGAGGCCATCAGCACCGCGATGGACGCCGCCGGCCGCACGCAGCGCACCGGCCTGCTCGAGCAGGAGTTCGAGCGCGAAAACGAGATGGCCGAAGTGGACCGCCGCATGCTCGAGGCCGACAGCATGCACAAGCAGCGGGTGCTCAACTCGATGAACGCGCTGAAGGTGCGCGCCGAGGCCGGGCTCCACTTCAACCCGGACGTGACGCGCGTTCGCGAGGACGACATCGCCACGAAGGAGCGCCTCTACGACTCCCAGAACTCCGGGAGCATCGCGAAGGCGAACGCCGACTACTTCCGCGCCGCCACCGACGCCAAGACGCGCACCGAGCAGGGCCGCCTCGAGGCCGAGGCCAACATCGCCGAATCCCGGCTCACGGGCGGCAGCAAGGCGCTCGAGGCCATCGCGGGGCTGAAGGGCGGACTGCGCCAGCCGACCGCGGCGAAGAACCCCGGCATCACGCGCCTGTGGGGCCTGCTCGGTGGCCGCACGCCCGCGAGCGACCCGGACGCCGAGGCCCGCGGCAACTACGAGACCCAGGCGCAGCGCATCATGGGCTCGCTCGGCTTCGACCAGCGCCAGGCGCCCGGCACCGCGCCGCCGCAGGCCCAGGGCCAGCAGCCAGGTCAGCCCGACATCCGCACGCTCCAGATCCAGACGTTCGCCCAGCAGCACGAGATCGACCCAGCCCAGGCCGAGGACATCCTCCTCCGCAACGGAGTCATCAGGTAAATGCCACCCAAGCTGACCGCCCTCGGAGCCCTGAAGAATCGGCCGACGAAGATGCCCACCGCGCCCCAGGACATCTGGGACGTGGACCAGCTCCTCGCCGACACGAAGGACTTCGCCGGCTCGCTGCCGAGCGACCCCGATGCCACCGGCCGCGCGAGGGCCGACATCGAGGCGAGTCAGCTTCGCCAGCAGCAGAACCCACTCAAGCGCGCGTGGCAGAGCGACGTCGGCGTGGTCGGCGCGCTCGCCGACTCCGCCGCCACGCCGATTCGCGTTGCCAGCGGCTTCACCGGCATGGGCGCCGGCATCGGCGAAGGCATCGCCCAGGGCCTCGAGGCCATCGCGCACCTGGACGGCAAGCCGCTCGCGCAAGGTGGCTCGACCCTCGGCGACGTGACGCGCTCGATCGGCAAGGTGGCGACCTCGACCGCGTTCGGGAAAATCGCCAGCATGAACCCGCTGACGGGCATGCTGAAGGACGCGCCGGCCTCTGCCGCGACCTCGCTCGCCGCCAAGCTCGCCGGCAAGGTGACGCGCGCTGGTGTCGGTGCGCTCGCTGGGTCGGTGGAGGGCGCCGTGCCGAACGTGGCGCAGGGCGCATTCACTCGCGCGTTCGACGCGGGCGACATCGACGCTGCCTTCGACCGTGACGGCCTGATGCTGGACGCCGGCCTCGGTGTCGGCATGGGCGCCCCAATCGGCGCGATGCTGGCGCTCGGCAAGCGCGCCGGATCCGCCGTCACAGGTGCAGGCCTCCGGGCTCGCCCGACGCCCGCCGAGGGCCCGGTGTCGTCGTGGCCCAAGCAGCCCGACGCCGCGCCGTGGCAACCGGAAACCGACCAGGCCTTCGCCGACCAGGGCTCCGCCTGGTTCAACGAGACGCCCGGGACCAGGCCCGGCTCCGTGCGAGGCTCCGCGCCGCGGCAGCGCACGGCGACGCCCGAGGCGCCCACGGGCCCGAAGCTGCTCGAGCAGAACAACCCGCCCGCGCATCCGTTCGCGATGCCGGAAAGCAGACTGCCGCCCCAGGCGCCGCCCGAGGTGCTCGGCACGCAGGTCGCGCCAGGGCAGGGCCCCGTCATCACCGACATCCTCGACCCGAGCAACCCGTACCAGGGTCCGGCCGGCGACCCGACCGCGCAGCCGCCAGGCGTGCCGGCGCCGCGCATGGCACCGCCTGCCGGCCCGTCGCTCGAGCAGATGCTGGCGGAGCTGGACGCCAACCCGCCCGCGCCGCTGCCGGTCCCGTCTCCGCCGCCCACCGGGCCCGAGCTACCTCGAGGCCGTTTCGCCGCCGACTCGCCGCCCGCGCAGACCGCCGAGCCCTTCGTGCCGCCCGAGCGCGACGCGCGCATCAGCAACCCCGCGCGTGACGAGTTCTTCGCCGCGATGGAGGACGTCAACAACCTCCCGGACCCTGTTGCGCCAACCGCGGCCGAGGGCCCGATGGTCATGCAGCCGTTCGAGGCGCCGGTGCCGCCCGCGCTGGCGAAGGGCATGTCCAACCCGCTGTTCGGCACGCCCGAGCGCGTCCGCTTCGACGGCAAGAACATCGAGGTGTTCTACCAGGGCAAGCCGCAGCCGATTCGGATGTCGCCCGAGCAGTTCGCCGACTTCAGCCCGGAGATGTCCGCGAGCGCGCCGCGCGCCGCGCAGCCCATCGCACCGCCGTCCGCGATGGACGACCCGCTGATGGCGGAGCTGCTCAACCAGGTGCGGGCCGAGCGCGCGACGCCGCCGCCCGACGTGCCCGTGGTGCGCGCGGACTCGGAGACGACCCGCTTCGCCTCGCCGCAGGAGGACATGCAGCCGGCGCCAGGCATCATCGCCGAGCCCGGCACGACGTTCGCACCAGACCCGACCCCGCCGCTGGCTGTTGCCTCCGACGAGGCCGCACCCTTCGGCGACGAAGAACTCGAGGCCCTGCTGCGCCAGGCCGACGATCAGGACGCCGCCGCGGCGCCCGCGCCCGTCGAAGACCCCGTCGTGGAGCTGCTCGACCCCGAGGCCGCGACGACGCAGAACAACGCGAGTGGCGAGTCGGGCGCCAGCACCGAGGCCATGAACCGCGCCCGGAGCCTGAAGGCCGCAGGGCAGACCCGCGTGATGCTCGACCGCGCCGGCCGCGAGACGCCGGTGCTCGGCGTTGACGGCGTGGACGTGCATCCGCAGAAAGGGCAGACGCTCGCCATCAGGAACGCCGATGGCAGCTACACCATTCAGGAGGACAACGGCGGCAAGGTGCCCACCGCAAAGCCGACCGCAAAAGCGGAAGTTGAGCCGCCGGTGCTCAACGGCGCCGAGCCCTCCGAGCTTGACCGCATCGTGCTCGAGGACGTCCCGACGCCGCCCGTGCGAAAGGAGGAGCTGTTCGACACCGAGCCGCTTCCCGTGGCCGCAGCACCGGAGACGCCCGCGCCCGCCGCGCCCGCAGTAGCCGCGAGCATCCCCGAGGCCGAGGGCATCGTGCTCGGCGACGGCGACACGCCCGGCACCATCAACCAGGCCGGCAAGTTCGCGAAGCTCGGCGACGACTGGCGCAGCCAGGAGCCGGGGAAGAACAAGAACCTGGTCATCCGCAAGGCGGACGGCACGTACCAGGTCGTGAAGGCCAACGGCGGCAAGACGCCGAAGACCTGGTCGAAGGAACTCGCCGAGGTGCGCGAGAGCCAGGTGGCCGCGAAGCAGGCGAAGGAGCAGGAGCGCCTCGCGGGCATCGCTGCCAAGAAGGCCGAGCGCGAGACTGCGGCGACGGCCAGGGCGGAGGCCAGGGCAGCGGCCGGACAGCCGCCTGAAGCCGTTGTAGCGGACGCACCGGAGCCCGTAGCCGCGACGCCCGAGGAACCCGCCGTGGGCCCGACGACGCCGCCCAGAGTGGAGCGCACGAAGTTCGGCGAGAACGACGCCGTGGACGTCACCTTCGAGCGCGCCCCGCACGAGTCGATTCGCGCCGCGCTCACCGAGTACGGTTTCCGCTACCTGCCGTGGAAGCAGAAGTGGAGTTTCAAGATCCCGGCTGGGTCCAAGCTCACGCCCGAGGATGTCGATGGCGCCGCGCAGGCCATCCTCCGCGGCGAGAGCACGGAGAGCGCCCAGCGTGGCATCGTCGCCGACGCCGGCTCACAGCGTGCGACCGCCGCGACCGCCGAGCGCGGCCAGTGGGTGCCCGAGGCGAACAAGAGCGAGATGCTCGACCGCGACCTCGACCCCGACGCGGCTGTGCGCGACACGCGCCGCGGCATCCTCCGCAACCTGGGATGGACGCAGACCAAGAACGACGCCGGCCGTCGCGTGTGGAACGCGCCCAAGGCATCGGGCATGCGTGGCGACATGGAGCTGCGCCCCTCGAGCGACCCGGAGGTGCCGCCGGCAAACCCTCCCCAAGCGGAGGCGCCCTCGAGGCCCTCCGCGGACGCGCCCGACGCAGCGACCACGTCGAACCCGCCGATGAGTGGTTCGACCGATTCCAAGCCCTCGACGACTTCGACGCCCGAGACGCCGAACTCGCCAGGCGGCGCGACGCCCAACGCCGGTATCGAGCCATCCGCGACGCCGAAGACCAGCGCGACTGACTACGAGCGCATCGCGCCCGAGGACATCAAGGTTTCCCCGAAGGAGTACCAGTTCAAGGGGGAGAGCGACAGCCGCGGACGCAGCACGAAGTTGAAGGGCGTGGAGGAGTGGGACGCCGACCAGGCGCTGCTCTCGCCGGTGCTCCTGCATCGTCGTCTCGATGGCTCGGTGTACGTCGTGGACGGCCATCAGCGCGTCGGCCTCGCGCAAGACCTGAAGGCCGCGGGCAAGGACGTGCCCGACCTCAACGCGCGGGTGCTCAACGAGTCGGAGGGCGTGACGGTGGAGCGGGCCCGACGCCAGGGTGCGCTCGCCAACATGATGCACAACACCGCGGACCCGCGCGACATCGCTCGCGTGCTCCGCGAGGGCGAGCTGACGCCGTCCGAGCAGCGCCGCATCGGCCGCATCGAGAAGGACGCCGGGGAGAAGTTCAAGCAGGGTCGCGACATCGCGAAGCTCTCCGACAAGGCCTTCGACTACTACATCGACAGTGACCTCGACCCGCGCTTTGTCCGCATGGTCAGCGCGTATCGGCCCGAGCTGCAAGAGGGGCTGATTCAGCAGCTCGATCGCCACAAGCCGCGCACGAACACCGAGGCCGAGGCCCTGCTCGCGCAGGCCGCGGAGCTGCGAAGTGGTGGCGTGCAGACGGACATGTTCGGCAACACCACCGTCGATGACACGTTCAAGGAGCTGGTCGCGTTCAAGGAGCGCGTCATCTCGTCGTTCCGCACGAACCGCCGCCTGTTCGGCAAGGCCGGCTCCGCGGCCGACACCCTCGAGTCAGTCGGCGATACCAAGATCGACCGAGACGCCGCGGGCAAGGTGGCGAGTGCCGCCGGCCGCGCCGAGGAGCTGTGGTCGAAGTTCAGCAACGCGCAGGGCTCGTACACCAGGACCGCCATCCAGGAGGCCTTCGATGACTACAAAGCAGGACGCATCAGCTTCGGCAAAGCCAGCGACCGCATCGCAGAAGCACTGGACGCCGACTACACCGGCCGACCCCCGAGCGGACCAGGAGGAGGAGCGGGTGATGTCGCTGGTGGAGTCGGACGCCCGGACAGCGGCGACGAAGACCTCTTCCAGTCCGGCGGGCTCTTCGGCGACACCCCGAGTGGAGGCGTCAACGACCCCAAGGCCGTAGCGCTGGGTCGGTCGGAAGGCGCCCTCGAGGACTCCGCCGACGACGTGCTCGAGCGCGCCACGAAGATTGTCCAGCGGCTGTTCGAAGACGAGAGCGGCTCGCTGAAGCTCGAGGGCCTCGGCGCCGGCATGGAAGGCCTCGAGAACCTGTACAAGAAGAACCCCGCGGCCGTGTGGTCAGCCGTCCGTACGGCCGGCGGCGCGTTCTACGGTGCCGCCACGTCGGAGGAGGACGAAGCGTCGTTCCTCGACAACATGGTGCTCGGCGCCGCGGCTGGGTACGGCGCCGGCAAGCTGCCAGGCCTCGCCAGGGCGCTCAAGGGCAAGGCCCCGACGTTCGCCAAGGCCCTCAAGGAGACGATGGAAACGGGCCGGCTCCTGTCGCGCGGCGAGTACAACGCCGTGACGCAGGTCCGCCGCGCACCGTCGCTGGACAAGGACATCTCCGGGCTCGCGATGAAGTTCTGGTCGCCCGACAAGGTCGTGCCCGACCTGTGGAAGCACATCGAGCCGATCATGGAGGACATCCGCAACATCGACAACGGCGCGGACACCGTCTTCGAGGCCCGCGTCGCTCGCCGGGCGAAGCTCGAGGAGGCCCTCACGGCGCTCGATGTGGACTCCCGCAAGAGCGCGAACAAGGGCCACTACCGGCGGATGAAGTACATCGACGCGCTGCATGACGAGCTGTCGAACAAGCCGACGTGGATGGAGCGCCAGGTGAGCGAGGCGACGAGCGGCAAGGTCAGCGTCAAGACCATCCGCCAGGCGAACGCCATCGCGACCAACGCCATCTACCACAACCTGCTCGGCTGGGCCCTCGACTCGGGCCTCGCCAACATGACGCAGGCGCTGATGAACATCCCGCAGATCGGCGTGAAGAGCACCGTCAAGGGCATCGTGAAGGCGTACACGACCGCCGGCCGGCAGGAGCTGAAGTTCCTCAACGTGGCGCGCCCGATGGGCCACGACGAGGAGAAGCTGTTCCACCCCTGGGTCGAGAAGTACCTCGACCTGAGCCAGAAGCCGATGTCCTGGTCGGACTCGGGCAACCGGCGGGCGACCTGGGCCGGCGCGCTGGACTACGCCGCCAAGCGCGGCATGAGCAAGGAGAAGGCCGAGGACTTCGCGCGGACCCTCATCGGGCAGACGCAGGGCGTGGCCGGCGAGCTGGGCTCCAACCCGTTCCACCGCAACCTGGGCCCGCTGAAGGTCTTCACGAAGTACCCGACCCTGTGGGCGTCGATGCTCGAGGACGTCGCGACGCACCCGGACGCCAAGGTCAAGATGCGGTTCCTGGGCATGGCGACCGGCATCGTCGGTGCGAGCGCCATCAGTGGCGTCGAGTGGATGAATTTCTTCTGGCCGAGGATGGGCGGACTGCCGGGCCCGAGCATCGCGCTGGACGTCATCGACCACGCGGTCGGCGCCCCGGACCACGACTTCGAAGAGCACATGGAGATTGGCGGCACCGAGGACCGCGTCTTCCCGCGGTACATCAACAAGGGTGCAGCCATCCTGAACAGGTCGGGGGAAGCGCGACCCATCGTCGGCAGGAAAGGCCAGCAACTCCGCGAGGTGTCAGAGGACGAGGACTTGCTTTCGCTCTTTGGCATCGAGACGACCAACAGGGCCGAAACTCGCAAGCAGGAGAGCGAGATGTACGAGTTCGCACAGGAGTCGCGCCGGGAGTCGGGCATCGACTCGCGCCAGGCCCGCCGGAAGGCCGGGCTCGCCATCGCGCAGGACGACAACGAGGCCGCGGGCGAGGCCATGCGCGCCCTCAGCCGGCGTCAGCAGAGCGACTTCCTCCGTGACCGCAAGCGCTCGCCGCTCGAGCGCGCCCGGCGCCAGGTGCCGCTCAGTCGTCGCGCGGAGTTCGATGAGCGCTTCCAGCAGGAGGAGCGATGAATCTCGCCTCGAGCTTCAGTGACGTCGTCCGCAAGGTAGACGCACTGGCGAGCCCCTGGGCGCTGCTCAAGGCACCCGCGATGGAGCTGCAACAGGCCGGCTGGATGGTAGTGGCGCTTCCGCCGGCTGTCGGGGGCAGCATGGTCGGAATGACACTGAATAGCCTCGAACTCGGGCTGTTATTCGTCGTCATCATGGTGCCGCTGGCTGCGTTCTTCTATTGGGTCATTTCTAACCTACGGCGAGTGCGCCGCTCGCTGCACGAGATCAACAACACGCTGCAAGTCATGGTCGGCCGCGACCCAGCCGCCATGAGACGACTCCAAGATGCCCATCGCGAACGACTCACCCGCACCCGACAGCGTTGACCGGCTCGGCGTCACCGACCGCGTCTTCGCGGTTTTCGACCGCCTGTGGCCGCACGTTGCCGCGTGGGGACTCGCGGCCTTGCTGGCATTCTTCGCCGTCAAGGAGCGCCTGTCACTGATGGAGGTGAACGCGACTACCATGCTCGAGCGCGTGCTGGCGCTTGAGCAGGCGAGTAAGGACCAGGACCACGAGCTGAGGGGCATCAACACCAACACCACCGAGATTCGCACCTTGCTTCAGAGCCTGGTGAAAGAGGCGGAGGACCGGCGAGGAGAAGAGCGACGCGCCTACCGCGATCGGCTCGAAAGGGGTCAACGATGAGAACACGAGCATCTGTACTGGCGCTGGGCCTACTACTGGCCCTCGCGCTGCCGGCGAGCGCGCAGGTCACACCAGGCACGCCGCCGGTGGTCTTCACGCCGACCGGCAACACCACGGTCTATTGGGACGCCTCCGTGCCGACCACGACCGCGCCCGAGGACGCGATCGTCGGCTACACCGCTGTCGCCGCGACCGTCGTCCAGGTCGCCAGCGGCACGAACGTCAGCATCAAGACCTGGGACGTGGGCAACGTCACCACACTGACGCTGCCGGGCGGTCAGCTCCCGGCCATCCCTTTCTTCTTGAGCGTCCGGGCGAAGTCAGCGTCGGGACTGGTATCGCAGCATTCCAACAGCCTCCCTTTTTCACCGGCGGGAACCCCGTCTGCCCCGCCGAATCTCCGCAGGGGTACACCCCCGCAGTAGGCACGTTGGGTGAGGCCGGCGAGTGGCGAGGGGGCGTCTTCAGAACGACGTGGCTCGCCGGCACGAACCCGCACCGCAGCACGCCGATCACCGTGACGGTGACGACGCGCTTCATCGGCCAGCAGCCGCGGCCCTGGTCGGCGACGTTGGGGCCCGGCGAGCGCTGGGAGCTCAATCTGGCGGACGTGGCACCGATGCCTCTGTGGACGGTGCATAACGCGGTCGTCACGATCGAGTGTTCGGTGGCCTGGTGCCCGGCCTGGGCGACCATCTACGCCGAGCCGCTGAAGCGCGGCGTCGTGGCCTCACACCCCGACATCAAGTGGGGATGCCCGCAGTAGCCGCAACCAGGCGTACAATCCCGACCATAACGAGCCGGCCTCGAGGAAAGACTCCCCGAGCCGGCTCTTCCTGCAAGTGAGTGGTGCGATGGGCTACGAATCGCAGTGGGACGACAGGCGGAACGTCATCGAGGGCGTACTCGAGGACATCAAGAACGAGTACCCGTCTGACTGGCAAGCCGCGCACAACCCGCAGCGCGGCGACAAGCAACAGCGCGAGGCCTACTGCCAGCGTGTCTGCGCTCGACTCCGCGAGCTGGGCATCCCTGCCGGCATGAACGGCAAGCGCGGCAACCCGCACGACCTCAGCGAAGACATCATCGCGCTACCAGGCAAGTCTGGGTCCGCGCCCGACACCAGTGGGCGCTTCCCCGGCGTCGAGATTCGCGACGTCATCGCCAGCGCCGGACCCGACAGCGCGGGCAACCAGGGCGGGCGCCCGTACTTCGGCGACGTGACGCAGGCGACCCTCGACAAGCGCGAGGCCGGCTGCTACGTGCACCCGACGCCACAGGGCGGCTCGCGGCCCGGCACCACGCCACCGCCGCCTGGGCCTCCACCGCCGCAGCCGCCGCCTCCGCCGCCGCCACGCGACATCGCCGGCCTCGAGGCGCGTATCGGCGCGCTCGAGATGCAGAACGCCAACATCCTCACGGGCATCGGCGCGCTCGCGTCGCAGCTCGGCGACCTCTCCCGCAACACGCTCGACCCGAACGGCGCCTTCGACACGCTCACGAAGCGACTGTTCGGTGTCGGCACCGACGACGCCTCGATTGCCGAGGAAGTGGTCGCCGCGCTCGCCACCGCGATTGCCGATCCCAACAACGAGCTTGACCTCGGCTGCAAGGTGCACCGTCGCCTCCGAGGATGAGGACTGACGTCGCGCAGCCCGAGCAGCGCGTCGTCCGCGCGTGCTACGTGTCCATACCAGGCACGCACGGCGACGACGGCGAGCAGACGGGCCTCTGGTGGCAACCAGGAAGCACGTTCGAACGCTTCATGTACCGCGAGGGCCTCTGTCACCTGAGCGAGCGTCGGCCGTTCACCTGGTCAACCGACCTGAACGGCCATCGCTTCTGGCGCCGCTGGCTGGGCCTCAAGGACAAGCATCGCGACTGGATGGCTGGCGGTTACGCATTGTCGTACTACCTCTGGCCCGTGCAGGAGAGCGACGACTACATCGAGCTGCCGGAACGCAACCTGGTGGCACACAGTCACGGCGGGCAGGTCGTCTTCTATGCGTGCGCGCTGGGAGGCCTGAAAATCAACCGGCTCGTGACGGTCGGCACGCCCATCAGGGGCGACATGCGCGACATCATCGAGCAGGCGCGACCGAACATCGGGCAGTGGCTGCACGTCCGCGGCGAGTACGACACGACCGCGATCTGGGGCAGCATCGGCGACGGGCAGGTGCGCATCGAGCGCCACTTCGGCTCCGAGAACTGGTACGACGAGGTGCCGGGCATCGGGCACAGCGGCATCCTCAACGACCCGAGCCTCTTCTATCACTGGCGGCACCGCGGCTGGATTGAGTTCCTCCGCAATGGCTGGTAGCCTTCCGCGGGAGAAACCAACAATGACTGACAAGAGCACGTTCGACGTGATTCGCGACCGCATCAACACCGCCACCAACGGGATCGCCGCGCGCATCCGCGCACTGAAGGAGGCCGTCCTGAACCCGGACGGTCTGAACGCCGGGGAGGAGCTGAAGCTGTCGGAGGAGTTCGACGCGATTGCCGACCAGCTCGAGGCCATCGCCGCCGAGAAGGACACGCCCGCGGAGCCCGCACCCGAGGCCTAGAGCGGAGGGGTGTGGTAGGCTGCGCTCGCCATGTGACCACTCCCCCCCCCTGGTGCTGCGAACACGAAGGCCCGTCCCTGGTACGCCCTGGGGACGGGCCTTTCGTGTGTGTGCCGCAGTGTCATTTGACACGAAGTGACACTGGCTGTAGAGTGGCTCCCCGCGGGCCGATGTACGGCCTACATCTCCAGGGAGAAACCGAGTGTCACCAGTCACCAGGAACAACCTCGCCGACGTCTTCACGTACCACGCGCCAAGCGGGCTCGCCAACACGCAGCTCATCGCCGTGCGCGAGGCCGGCAGGGCGCTCGCCGCGGCCATCATCGAGAACACGCCGCAGTGCGCGGACCAGCAGGCCGCGATCCGCCACGTCCGCGAGGCCGTGATGACCGCCAACGCTGCCATCGTGCTCGTCGGCGCCGTCTAGGCCATGAACGACTACCAAGTCCCACCACCACACGCAAGAGGACCAATGCCCAAGCACAACATCGCCGCCATCGCCGCCGTCTGCTACGCCGCCGCCCATGTGTTCGACCAGGGCGGGCAAGTCACTGAGGAGGACTACGTCGCGCTCGAGCCCTACCCGTCGATGGACGCCGACACGCGCGACCGCTGGGAAACGATGGTGCTGAAGGAGATTCACGGCACCGACGCTGACCAGGCCGGCGGCACACCCGACGAGCAGCGTCGCGCTCGGCTCTTCAAGGCCATCGTGAAGGCCCTCACCGTCCGACTCTGACCAATGGCAAAACCGACGCTCACCGAGAAACGGCAGGCGAGAGCGAAGAAGGTCGCTGAGGCGGTCGCCATCTTCCGCGAGAAGAACGCGCTGTCCTTCGAGTCCCTCGAGGCCATGCTCTACCACGCCGGACACGAGGTGAGCGTCTCGACACTCAAGCGGCTCGTCAACGGCCAGTCCGTGCCTCACGGTACGACGCTGGCCGCGTGCGAGGCCTTCCTCAGAAACCACCAGGCGCCGATGCAGATCAAGGCATGGCGCGTCCGCGACGAGAACGGGAAGAAGAGGCAACGCAATGGGCCTGTGGCTCACGGTCGGTAAGCTCGCGCTGAAGGTCGGCGTGCCGCGGCTCGCGAAGTACGCGCGGGAGCGGCTCACGAAGAAGGAACGCAACGCCGCCATCGACAACGGCCGGCTCGAGGACGACCAGCATTTCCTCGCATGCCGGCGGCAGGTCGAACGCGAGGCTCGCGAACGTGCCGCGGCGAAAAGATAAGACGCCCTACGCTGCCACGGTCTACGTGCAGCTCCTGGCGCGGGAGGCGACAACGGGGAGGCCGCGGTTTGTCAGAGGGAGCACGATTACGGTGCTCAACATGACGCCGCGGCATGTGTACGGGGTGATCAACGAAGCACTGCGGCAGGAGGCCTGCCGGCTCCGCGAGGAGCTTCACCGGACGGAACGTAGCAGGAGAGACGATGGCAACGACGATTGAGACGTACCCGGATCGCGCGCAGTGGCTGGGCGCCCGCAGCACTGGCATCGGCAGCAGCGACGCGCCGGTCATCCTCGGGCTCAGCAAGTGGAAGAGCCCGTTGACGCTCTACTACGAGAAGCGCGGCATGCGCCAGCCCTCGCCTGGTGAGGTGGAGTTTGTCGAGTGGGGCATGGCCCTCGAGCCCGCCATCATCGCCGGCTACGAGCGCGTCACGCATCGCGCCGTGGGCCCAGCAACGGCGCTGCTCGAGCCGCAGGACCACCACGACGTCATCGGGCCCGCCCGCTTCGTCCTGGCGCGCGATGGCGCCCTGCCGTTCCTGGTGGCCTCGCCCGACGCGACCGTGCTGCCCATCGACCAGCTCACGCCTGTCGCCGACGACGGCTTCGAGCGCGTGCAGCCGCCGGTGTTCTACAAGCCTGGCGTGCTCGAAGTCAAGAACGTGGACATCTCGAAGGGCCGGCTCTGGGAGGAGACGCAGGAGCCGCCCATCGAGTACACCGTGCAGGTCCAGCATCAGCTCATGGTCACGGGCGCCGAGTGGGCGAGCATCGCGGCCCTGGTCGGCGGCAACCGCTTTATGTGGGCCGACATCAAGCGCGACGACGAGCTGATCGCGATGCTCCGTAAGCTCGAAATCGAGTTCTGGGAGCGCTGCCTGAACGGCAACCCGCCGCCGGTCGATGGCAGCGAGAGCACGAAGGAGCTGCTCGGGCGCCTGTACCCGAAGGACACGGGCGAAGTGGTGGAGCTGCCGGCCGAGGCCGCGCAGTGGGACAAGGACATGCGGCTGGCATCGGCGCTCGCGAAGGAGGCGAAGGCGCTGAAGGGCGCGGCCAGCAATCAGCTCAAGGCCGCGCTCGGCGGTGCGACGGTCGGCGTGCTCGAGGGCGTGACGTACTCCTGGCGCCATCAGACCCGCCGGGCGCACCAGGTGCGGGAGTCGGAGTTCCGCGTGCTGCGCCGGCACGGGGCCGAGGGCGACGAGGGGGACGAGTGAAATGCTCGAGGCCATCGCGTTCTACGTCGCTGGCGTCCTGTCGCCGTTCGCCTACCTCTGGGTCGAGGACTGGTGGTTCAGGCGGCGGATGCGAAAAGCCGGGATCCGAGTGCGGTAACTGAAGGGCGAAGGGGTGACGGACATGGACCTTGCAGAACTGAAGAAGAAGAACCGCGCCGCGTTCCTGGCGTCGATTGACGCCTACATGGATTGGGGCTTCACGGCCGAGGAGCGCGCGGAGCACCGGCGCGAGGACGCGGAGTACCTGGCGCAGCGCCGCGCCGAGTTCGCCGCCGAGGACCGGGCGACGCGCGAGGCCGAGGCCGACGAGCGCATCGACGCGCGGCAGCGGGCGAAGGACCGGGCGTACTCGTGACCCCGCAGCTCGAGGTGGACGCCAGCACCAGGCGCCCGAAGCAGACGTGCCGTTCCTGCAAGGCACCCGTGACGTTCTACCGGCTCGCGTCTGGGGAGTGGATGCCGTTCAATGGCGACCCGTCGCTCGAGGTGCAGGAGAGCTTTCTCGAGGGCGTCAGCAAGGCCTACCTGCTGACGAGCGCGAGCCACTTCGTGACGTGCCCGGACGCGGACAAATGGAGGCGAGCGCGATGAGCGAAGAAGTGATGATGCTGAAGGCGCGGTCGGCCGTCGCGAAGCTGGTGATCGAGGAGCGGACGGAGCGCATCTGGCTGCTCGAGTCGCTCCTTCGCGACATCTACCACGCGAACGAGGGCGAGGTGGAGACGAACTTCGACAACGCGCTGATCGCGAAGGCGTTCGGCTGCGCGGAGTGCCTCGACACCGGCGTCGTCGGCGGCAACCCGAAGGGCGATGAGGACGACTCGTGCTGTGCGCTGTGCGACCGCGGCGGCAACCCGATGGCCTGGCCGAAACCGGCGCCTGGCACAAGGTGAGCGCGTGAGCCGGTCGAAGGGCGTCCGCACGCTCTCGCCGTGGGGCTCGTGGCATGCGGTGCCGGCCGACGCGCTGGTGCCGTACCCGGTGGCCTGCTCGCTGCTCGCCGACCGCACGCAGTACCTGTACCTCCGTCGCTGCCTGGTCTGCCAGCTCGCGTCGCCGATGTTTTCGTACAGGAAGACCTGCTCGAACAACTGCAAGGGGGTGCTGATCGGCATCACCCGCGCGGACAAGCACACCGATGCGATGCGCGCGGCGAGCGCTGAGGCGACCTCGAGGCGCGCTGAGCTGGCCGACATCGACACCATCCAGCGGGAGCAGCTCGACCCCATTGCGGCCTACCGGATGGGACGACGAAGGGGCTACCGTCTAGGGGAGACTCGCGGCATGTGTCGCGAGCGCAAACGATGGGAGAACTCAGCATGATCAACGTGATCGTCATCCTCGGCATGAGCCTGGTCACAACGGCACTCTTCGCGGTGGACCTGGCGCACGCGCGCTACCGCGAGATGCCTCGCCGTCGCCGCCGCACGGACTCGCCTGCACGGCTTTTCGAGGCCAAGCCCGCCGACGATCTGTTTCGGCGTAGGCTGATGGCCGTTCCGGTCTAACAGACGCAAGCGACACGGTCGTTTCAGCGAAGGCTGAGGCGCTCCGAGGACCACGGGGGCCATCGCTGCAATTCCGCAGCGCGGCCCGGATCCGCCGTGCAATCCCCGTCCAACGAGCGCTGAGGGTAGTAGCGGAGCGATGCGAGTTGCTGGGGCCGTGTTCCGACCGAGCGGTGCGTGATTCGGTCGGGTCGTCAACCAATCAACAGGAGGGCATGGCATGTATGGAGTGAAAACCGGAGGCTTCGCGAACACGGCCGAGGCGACGAGCTACTTCAACGGCGTCGCGGACGGCTTCAAGACCTTCGCCCACTGGCGCGATGGCTGCGAGTTCGTCGGCACCACGGGCATGACGCTCGCGGAGGCCCAGGACCAGCTCGAGGACCACCGCCGGCAAGTGACGTCCGCGCTCGATGTCGAGGCGCGTGACTACCACAAGGGCCACGCCGAGGCCGCGGCCGGCGTGAACGGCGACTACCAGCCGCGCGAGGGCGAAACCAAGGCCCAGAAGAAGGCCCGCGAGAAGGCCGCGGCCGAGGCCCAGCACCAGGCGAAGGACGACGGCGAGAACACGCCAATCGTTGCGGCGCACTGATGAAGGCGACCAGGTCTACGCAGGGCGCGATGTGGGAGGTGGCCTGTCCAGAGTGCGACGAGCCGCAAACCCTTCCAGACGGCGAGCACACCTTCGAGTGTGAGGCCACACCCAACTGTCTCGGTGAGCTGACGGCGCCGCCGTTCGACGCCGAGGACTACAACGCAGGTGACGAGGTGACGTACTGATGGCAAAGCAGCGACGGGGTGACGACGACCAGGCAGGACCACAGCCGACCGCGGAGGTGCCGGCCGACGAGGGCTTTCCGGTATCGACTCCACCAGCATCCACGGAGAACGACGGGGGATCGACCCTCGCCGGTGCGACTGACGGCGCAGCAGCCGAGGGGCTCGACGGTGTGGCAGGAGAAACGCCGCTACTGATGGCGCACTTCACGTTCCACCGGGAGTTCCGCCGGCATGTGAAGACCGGCGACCTGGTGGCGATCGATCTGGTCAACGGCGCGCTCGCAGGCGTCCGTCGATGCAGCAAGCCCGAAGAGCAGACGACCGGCGCCCTGCCGGTGATGCAGCTCGAGGACCGCGACAGCGACGTCGGCGCCTGGTATCGGGCCGAGCAGATGCTGTTCCAGACGTGGGAGCCGCCGCCGCTCCCGAAGGCGCTCCTGGCCCGGCTCGGTGAGCTGTACGAGCAGGCCGTGACGGCGCGGTCGAAGTACGAGAGCGCGAAGCTCGCCGCCAAGCATGCGAAGGACCGAGTCGAGGAAGTGGACACGGCCATCTTCCACGCGCTGCGCCGCATGCACGACGTCGGCGACCAGGCGGAGCTACCGCTCGAGGGCGAGAACAACGCCGCGCCAGAACTCCCGCTGGATGCAGCGGAGGAGACGCCCGGCGACAGCAGCATCGAAGACCCAGAAGACAGCGAAGAGTAGGGTAGGGCAGTACCGGGGGCCCGTCTCGGCGGGCTCCCTTTCCCCAGGGACAAATCACATGGCGAATCAACTAGTCCGACTGGACGAGCGCAGCAAAGGCGTGCAGCAGCTCCTGACCATCAACCACGACAACATCCTGAAGGCCGTGCCGCGGACGCTGGGCGACCCGTCGCGCCTGCTCCGCATCGCGTTCAACGCGATCTGCTACGACGAGAAGCTGGTGCAATGCACCCACGAGTCGCTCATGGGTGGCGTGTTCGAGGCGCTGAAGCTCGGGCTCACCCTCGGCGGGCCGATGCAGGAGGCCTGGCTCATCCCATTCAAGAACGGCCGCACTGGCAAGTACGAAGCGACGTTCATCCCCGGCTACATGGGGTATCGGAATCTCATCGACCGCGCTCGCGCGACGCTGGACCTGCACCCGCGCGCCGTCTACCAGAACGACCAGTTCGATGTGGAGTTCGGCTCGCAGCCGCGCGTCAGCCACAAGCCGTACTGGATGCTCGCCCACGAGAAGCCGGGCAACTTCATCGCGGCCTACGCCGTGGCGCGGTTGCGCGGTGGCGGGCTCCAGCTCGAGGTGATGCCGAAGGCGGAGATTGACGAGCACCGGCAGCGGTCGCGCGCCAAGGACTCGGGCCCGTGGGTCAGCGACTACGACGCAATGGCGCTCAAGACGACCATCCGCAAGATCTCGAAGTACCTGCCGAAGAGCAGCGAGGCCATGTCGCGCCTGCTCGACCTCGACAACGCGGCCGACCTCGGCCTGTCACAGAACCTCGAGCTGCCGGCCGGCACGAAGCTCGGTGACGGCGAGGCGGTGACGGTCAAGGCGATGGACCGTCCGAGCCGCGTGGACGCCCTCAAGGGGGAGCTGGCACAGCGCACCGGCGCCGCGGAGGACCAGCAGCAGGACGACGACCTGGCCGGGCTCGATGCCGAGGTGGCCGCGAAGGAAGCCGTCCCCGTTGAGCTCAAGCAGTGAGCCCGCAGCTCGTGAAGCATCTCTCCGTGCCGGACGCGACGCCGCTCAACCAGGCCGACCTGGACGCCGTCCGCGATGTCACCAGCCCGGATACGGCGCACGCTATCAACGTGGCGCTCTCCCTGCTCGAGCGCGACGACCCCCAGGGCGCCGTGCTCTGCCTCCTGTCGAAGCTGTGCCTGATGGACCTCCGCCACCAGGACGGCGAGGCCCTCATCAGCGTGCTGCTCACGCACGCGACGGGCTACGCCGAACTCATCGCCGAGAGCGAGCCGGTCGAGGACGATGCCGCCGAACGGGCCGCGCTCGCCCGCCTGCTCGACTTCGCCTTCATGAAGCGACCAGCGACGACCGTCGCCGAGCTGATCTTCAGGGTCAAACGCCTTGCCGTCGCGGACGCCGGGGCCCTCTTCAGCGTGGACAACTAGGACCACGGCGGGACGGAGACATGCTCGATGGGTCGAATCAAGCACCCGGAACCGTTCACACGGTTCCTTCAGTTCGCCGTTGCGACTTCTGCGGGGACGAATTGCCGCCGCCGCGGAACCACAACGGAATCACTCCGAGGTTTTGCTCGGGCTCCCGGTGCCGCAGCGGCTGGCACCAGCGGGAGAAGCAGCGCGTCGTTGAGGCCATCCACCAGGGCCTCGAGACCGTCCGCTCCCTGGTCGATCAGCTCCTGAAGAAGTAGCGGGGAGCAAAGACGACCATGCGCTCGCACAACAGGATCCGCTCGACGTTCTGGGGGTCCGGGGAGACGGGGCGCGCGCTCCGGGACCGTGACCCGTCTGGATGGGCAAGGCTGCTGGCCCTGTTCCTCTTCAGCAACGACCGCGCGCTGGCCGACCCGTGGGGCGTCTACCACCTGTCGGTCAGCGTCGCCGCGCAGGAATTGAACACGACCGCCGGCAAGGTGCGCGACAACCTCGCCACCCTCGGGGAGATGGAGTTCGCGCTCTATGACCCGGCGACCGAGTGGGTCTGGGTGGTCAACATGGCCGCGGAACAGGTGCTCAACGAAGGGCGACCGCTGGCGTCGCGCGACAACATGAGCCTGGCGGCAAACAAGTGGTACGGCCGGTGCCCGCGCAATCCCTGGCTGGGCCCGTTCTTCGACCGCTACGTCGGCCTCCTGCATCTCGAGGAGCGACGCGAGGGGACGCCGTCGCCGCCGCTCCGCCGCCGGAAGGAGGACCGGCTCGACATCGACGTCCAGCAGCCGGCGCTACTGACGGAGGGCGAGGGCCCGCCGCCGACCCTGGCGCTGACGGTGCGCCCGGCCTCGATTGGCGACCGGCGCGTGGAGGAGTTCGACCGCTTCTGGGCCGCGTACCACGCGAAGGGGAAAAGCTCGCGGACCCGCACGAAGGAGACGTGGATGAAGCGCAAGCCGCCGTTCGACAAGGTCATGGAGGGCCTCGAGCGCTGGAAGGCGTCGCAGCGGTGGGCCGATGGGTTCGTGGTGGACAGCGCGAAGTTTTTGAACGAGGAGCGATGGCTCGAGGAGCCGCCGAAGGCGCCGATGCCTGGCGCGTCGCAGCGGACGCAGGACGTGGTCGAGGCTCTCAACACGGAGGGCTCGATGTTTGACCTCGAGGGCATGCTCCCAGGCGCGGCGCGGGGTGAGCGACGACTGCGAGGGTAGATGGCAGAGCAGCAGGGGTTTCTGTGGGGTGACAGTGACACGGCGCGCATCGTGACGGTGTGCGCGTACGGCGAGACGGGCGAGGGCTGGACCGGGCAGCATCACTGCCACCGATGCGAGGCGGAGGTGGACGCGGCCTGTGAGTGGATGCGGCAGGCGATTCTCCGCGGCGAGTACGACGAGCAGGGCTACACGCCGTTGGAACGCAAGGCGCAGGCGAAACGACAACGCGAACGCGAACGCGAACGCGAAGGGGTGACACCAGCATGAGCGAGCAGCAGCAGCAGATTCACGATTGCCGGCGACAGTGGCTCGCCGTTGCCAACGACGCGCGAGACTTCATCGCTCTCGTCCACGCGCAGGAGCCGCCGATGCAGCGGCGGAACCTCCTGGTCCGCTGGTGGGTGACGCGGCACGCCCGCGCGATGCTCCGCGAGTCCCAGCACTACCTGGCGTCGCTCGACCGGCTCGAGGCCGCGCTGTGAACAAGTTCGATCCGACGTGCGAGCCGCGGCTGAAAGCGGCGCTCGGGCTGCACGCGATTCTCTTCATGCGCGACCCGAAGAAGGAGCTGGACAACGCCCGCGTGCTGCTCTACTTCAAGGCCCTCGAGGAGTACGACATCGAGGACGTCGAGGCCGCGTGCTACCAGCTCCAGAAGAAGCTGCGGAAGTTCCCGCACCCGGTGGACATCGTCGAAGAGTGCGAGGCCATCGTCCGCAAGCGTGACGGCGCGAAGATGGCAGGCCCGCCGCCGATGCAGCCTGGCGACAAGCCCTGGTGCGAGGAGTGCCAAGACTCAGGCACGGTCATTCGCGTGGCGCCGGCTCGGGAGAAGCGCGACATCCGACCCGACGATCCCACCGGCGACCAGGTGTACTCGTGGGCCGGCGCGTGCTCCTGTCGCGAGCACAACCCGGTCTTCAAGTGGAAGGCGCTCCAGAACCGTGCCGGCGTGGTGCGGTCGGAGGAGAAGCAAGGCAACAACTGGAGCCCGAACCGCCGGGGCCAGCTTGTGAAGTTCCAGCGGTAGGGGTGAACGATGAACGACATTCAGCAGGCACAGCTCGTGGTGTTCCTCGAGCAGACCAAGCAGGGAGTGCTCAAGGTGGTGGAGGGTCGCTTCGACGCAATCGTGGCGCGCATCCTCGAGGACGCCGGCCCGCCGCCGCCATGGTGCCCGCTCCCGTGGAAGTACGCGCTCTCGCCGGACCAGTGGTTCGACGTCTTCCGCGGCGACGTGCGGGCCGTCGTCGTGACGCATTCGTGGCGCGACACGCTCCCGCCAAGGGGCGCCGACGTGCATCTGGTGTGCGAGGCGAGCGGGCTCTCCGAGGGCACGCCGCCGACGCTCGTGTTCCGCATCAAGCACGCGCGCCGCATCAACGACCTGGTGCTGCTCCTGCATCTGGACGTGTTCAAGTGACGGCGCGACTCCGAGTCGAGGATGAGCAGGCCGTATGGCTCGAGGCCGGCAAGCTCGTGGCGCGTCGCGAGCAGAACTCGAATTGGGAGATGGCCTGGTGGCTCGCCGAGGGGCAGGGCAAGGCCTTCGACCCGTGCTTCGCGCGCTCGATGGTCATTCTCCAGCGTGCCCGGCCGACGCTCGAGAACTACTGCCGCGTGGGGCGCGCGTTCCCGCGTGGTCGCAACAACGACTTGCTGTCCTTCGACACGCATCGCGCGCTGCTCCGCGAGCCGGATGAAACCTCGCGGCTACTCGTGCTCTCGATGGCGATTGAAAATCACTGGTTCGCGAACGACGTTGAACACTACTTCGACCTGCACCCGCCGACTGCGCGCGGCCTGGTCGGCGTCGATAGGCCCTCGAGCAACCCGCGGCGGACGCTCGTGGTGGAGCGCAAGCGTGACGGCTACAGCGGCGCGCATGTGAAGTGCCCGGAGTGCGCGCACGTCTTTCCGGTCAAGGGCCACAAGGCGCCCGGACCAGGTGTCACAACGAAAGGAGACTCCAATGCTGTGGCTTCCGAAGTGGCTCCGTGACGACACGCGGTTGCGCCTGGCGAACCCCGCCTGGTCCACGCACGGCGTCATCTACAACGTCACGTCGCCGACTGCCGAGGATCTGCGCGCGGCCGAGGCGCAGGCCCAGGCCGAGCAGCGGGCCGACGAGATCGCGCGGTACGGCCGCGAGTGGAACTTCACCTGGCCGGGCGCGTCGGACGACTACGCCGCCGGCTGGAAGGACGTGCAGTGATGACCAGGACGATCGGCATCGACCCTGGTGTCAGCGGTGGCGTCGCCATCCTCGAGCCCGATGGGTACGTGCATTGGGTCGGGAAGATGCCCGACACCGACCGCGACCTGGTGGACCTGCTCCGCCCGCATGCGGCCGGCGGCGCGCACGCCTACCTCGAACTCATTCACGCGATGCCCAAGAACGGCTCGCAGTCCGCGTTCAAAATGGGCCAGAGCGACGGCCGGCTGCGCCTGGCGCTGACCGCGCTCGAGATCCCCTACGACGCGGTGACGCCGGTGAAGTGGCAGAACGTGATGCAGTGCCGCACCGGCGGTGACAAGAACATCAGCAAGGCACGGGCCCAGGCCCTGTTCCCGAGCCTGAAAATCACGCATGCCATCGCCGACGCGCTGCTCATCGCGGAGTTCGGCCGTCGAAAGGGGGAGCGCCTTGTCTGACTTCAGCGGTTTCGCATCGCACATCAAGGACGTGCAGGAGTCCGCCGCCGCGACCAAGGAGGGCGTTGTCGAATCAGCGGTGACGGCCTTGCGCGCCGCCCAGGCCGACCTCGAGGTGCATCTCGAGTACCCGAAGACGCTCGCCAAGCTGCGCGGCATCGCGCCGCCGATGCAGACCGCGGTGGTCGCCATCATCTCGGCCATGTTCCACACGACCGGCGACCGGCTCGTCGTCTCCAGCGGTGTCCGCTCCGACAAGGAGCAGCAGGAGCTGTACGCCCAGGGCCGCGACCCGAAGAGGCCCGGCAAGATCGTGACGCACCTGGACGGCATCAAGCGGCGGTCGAACCATCAAGTAGCGGTTGAGGGACCGTGGCGCGGGCTCGGCTGCGCCGTCGATCTGTGCTTCCTCGACGTGAAGGGCGCGCTGTCGTGGGCGGAGCTGCACCCGTGGTCGCTCCTCGGCACCCTCGGCAAGTCTCACGGCCTGGTGTGGGGTGGCGACTGGCCGACCCTGCGCGACCGCCCGCACCTGGAGATGATGCAGTGATCCCGCCGCCACAGCCGCCGGCCGAATTGGTCGATCGCCACATAACCTCGCGCGCCCTCGGCAAGAGTGAGGAGGGCGATCGCGTGCTCTTCCTCGAACGCGCCGACTACGTCAGCCCAGACTACGCGCACCGCCTGCTTGTCGAGTTCGACTGGCACCGCGCCGCCGCCGCCCACGACCCGTGGCGCGTCCGGCTCTACGTCCGCAAGGACCACGCGACGAGCCCCAACGGCGTAGCCTGGCGCCTGGCCCAGCGCGCGACCTGGTCGCCGTCACTGCGCGCCGCCTGCGACACCTCGCGGGAGTGGATGATGCGGGAGCGCGACGGCCCGCCGGCACCGCGGCGCCCGCATCGCCGCCTCCGCCCAGCGCGACGCGCGACCGCCTGAAAAGGTGAAAGCCCGGCGCCCTCCGTTGCGGGAGGATGCCGGGCTTTCGCGTCGGGGTGACGACGGAACGGCGAGCCGTTCAGCGTTCAGAGTACCGCATCAGCAGGACGCCGACGAGCGATAGCAGGAACGTCAGAACGTGACCATCGGTCACTCGACCGGCGGATCGGGCGCCGTACGTGGTGTCATGTTGTACGCGACCGCGAGCACCTCGCGGACCTGGTCGAAGACATCCGCCAGCGCCGCCAGCGCGAACGCTCGCGCGTCGCTCAGCTCCGCATCTGTCACCCGCCCATCGTTCAGCGCCGAGGCAAGCAGGATGCTCGCGACGCTCTCGCCGCTGCCGTAGTCGGCACGTTCGAGCACGCCGAACAGCCGCAGCCAATCCGCCCGCGGCCCGCCGGCTGCTGGTAGCTCGCACTCCATCAGCCGCGCGTGGTGTTGCGCGTACGTGCCGAAGGCCTCGCGATGGCCTGCCGCCTCGCTCGACCGCGCGAGCCCGAGCCACAGCCCGCACGCCTGGCGCAGTGTCGCCCGCCCGTCAAGGTCGCCCAGCCCATGCAGCGCGTAGACCGGATCGTGCCACGCGCGCCGCACGTTCGACAGTCGCGCCGCCTCCGCCGTCTGGACCCAGCCGAGCCCGAACGCCAGCAGCGACGCCGAGGCCATTGTCAGCGCCTGCACGTAGTTCCACCGCTCGTTCTGGTGTCGGTACTCGGCCGCGCCTACGGCCTCCACCAGTAGCCCGAGCCGCTCCGATAGTTCGCTCCGCGTGTTGGTGATCGTCATGCTTCCCCCCTCATGGTCAGCCGGCACCCGTGCGCCTGGCGTCTCGTGTTGAATGGACCGACGACGAGCGCGAACCGCACGCCCTCGCGCGACTCACTCGGAACCTGGCCCGCTATCCGGCTCGTGACCATCCAGATGCACCCAGAGTGCTTCACGGCCCACCATTTGACCGCCTCGCGCGGCTCTCGAATGCGCCGCGTGATGGCCTCGCGCGTGTTGCCCTGGTCGCCCGTCACTGGTCGCCGCCTGATGGCCGATAGACGCGCGCAACGTGCGAGGTCTTGCCCATCGCCGCCACGCCGCCGCGCCATAGCTTCGTGGGCTCGATGTGGCAAACGTCCGCGTGTGTGATTCTCGCGCCTCGCGGAGCGATCAGGCTTGGTAGCCACACCTCGCCGATCCAGACCGTGAGCGCGATAGGAAGGGCACCGCGACGATGCGCGGGGCCCTCGATGATGCGGACGTGATCCGCATTGCTGGTGAGTTCGTAGAGCATGACCTACACCCACTCGTGACGCAGCGCGTAGCCGTCCGCGTGGACCAGGTCGAAGCGCTCCGGGCCTGCCGGGTTCGGTAGGTAGCCGTGACCCTTGCAGGCCGGGCAGATCTCGCGCGTCGTGCCGTCCTCGGTCATCGCGTCCGCCGGTGCGAACAGGCACGCCGCAAGGACCGCGACCGCTCCGCCGTCCGCCTGGCCGAGTCGCCCCGGCAGCACCTCGACCCGCGGCCAGCCCGCCGGCACGTCGTGACGGGAGTTCCAGACGTTCGGCTGATAGCACCGCAAGCGCTCGCCGCCGCGCTCGACGCCTTCACATCTCACGCTGTCGTGGTGGTTGCTGTGATAGTTCGACGGGCAGCACCGCCGGCCGTCCGCGTCTTTGCCGAGGCACTCGTACCCGTTACCCCAGAGCGCCGACGACAGGTTATGGACCAGGTGAAAGCCCATATCCATCCCGCACCAGCCGACGACGATCCCGCCTTTGTCGCTCAACTTGTCGCCGAGCGCACGCGCGACCAGGTGCGAAACGTCGCGCACCCTCGATCCCTCCGCGAACAGCACGCCGATCCGCCTCGACATCCCAGACGCCGAAACATGGCGGAGGACCGTGTACGCCGTTGAGCCTGGCGGGAAGAACGCCCGCAGCGTTGCGCGCGACTGCTCGCGATCGAGCCTCACCCCTTCAGCCTTCGCGATCCGCTTGCTTCCCGGATGATGGGACGGATCCGCCGTCGTGAATACGTCGCCGTCGCCGTTGTTCGCCTGCATCCAATAGTTCGCCATCGTTCACCCCTTCGAGTTGTTCCAACCGTCGCCGCATGCGGTCAGCCGCGCGCACCTCGCGCAACACGTCCGCGGTAGTCACCGCCCCAGCGAACAGCACCAGCCGCCCGCCGTCGTCGTCTTTCACGCCGGCACCCGGCACCGCAGCACGCGCGCCTCCCTCGCCTGGCGCATCGCGTACAGCCGATCGCGCGCCGAGGTCAGCGCCCGCCATCGGTGCCGCGTCATCGCGTCGCGCGACCAGGCCGCCATCGTCGCGACCTGCAACCCGCGACCCTGACCAGCGGCCACGACAAGCGACGCGCGTACCGCGGCCAACTCGCGCGCCGCGGCGCCTGGCGTCGTCCAGTAGATGACCGTTTGCACGCGCGCCCGCTGGCCTTGGCCGAACGTCACCGAATGCCAGAACCGATCGCGCGCCGTCACTCGTCCGACTCCGCCGCGATGGCGTCAAGCATCTCCGCCGCCGCCGTGAAGAACGCGATCGAGTTGTCCTCGCGGCCCGCTTGCGCCCGGCAGTACGCCGCACCGCGTCGCGCGTCGGTCGCCGATAGCATCGTGTCGGCCAGCGCCGCAAAGCTCACCAGACCATCGAGCAGCACGATCAACTTGGCGCCGCTCGCGAACAGGTTCACCGGCGCCCGCCGTGCGGCCTGCTCGCGGATGCGTTCGGCGACCGCGTCGCCATCAATGAACGCCTGGCGATAGCCGCTCGTCGCGTCCAGCTCCGCGGCCGTCCAGTAGCCGCGGCAGCGCCCGCACAGGAAGCCGTCGTACTCGCCGCGCTCCTCGCTCGCGTCCGCCATGTATTGACCTTCGAGCGTTTCGCCGGGCCCGCACTCCGGGCAGGTCGGCTGCTCGTCGTCGTCGTGCTCGACCGCCTTAGTCGTCACAGCTCACCCCCTCCGCCGGCACCACGATCGCCGACTCCATCAGCATCGAGCCGCGGCGCACCGTCCGCACCGGCTGACCCGCCGCCCGCGCTCGCACCTCGGCGCGCCATCCGTGCTCGCTGCCTCCGCACGAGTCCCGCACCGGGACCAGGTCCAGCCACGCGATCGGCGCGTCGTAGTAGTACGGGCCCATCGTCGAATCCATCAGCTTGACCATTCCGCCCTCAACCAGCACGCACACAATCAGCGGCGCCCCGTCCTGCATCGCCGCGCCCGACAGCAGTACCCAACCGACACCGCCGCCCGGTCGCGCGTCGCCGCGCTCATCGAGGATCGAGCCCGGCTCGAAGTTGTCCGCGATTGCCTGACTCACGCTCTTGTATCCGCCCACCGGCCCATGCCATCCCATCAGATCACCCCTTCGTATCGGTTCGCACCATGCGCCCGGCTGGACGCGCCGCCCGCGAGAGCGACGCGCCCAACCTGAAGCACGCTACGGGGTGAAGTTCAGCGAGGCGCACTGCTCATCGAGGAAGGTGCCGCCGGCCTTGTCGGCCGCCGCCTGGGCGTACGCGGCGAGGATGGCCTCCCGGAGTCGCTCCTGCGCCGCGACATCGTCCAGTGGACGCAACAGCGCGAACGATCGCCGCTCGCCGTTGACGCTGTACGT